TCACTGCGGAGCCGTGGCTTTTTGCGGAATCGTCTCAGCCGCTGGTCGCTCAGACGGATCGGCGGGATGGCCATAAATTGTGTAGGCGGCGCCGGCCAGAATGCCCAGGACGAGAAGAGCGATCACGTATAGCATCATTCCGCGAATTGCTGTTTTTGGGGTCTTGTCCATTGCGATCTCCAAGATCGAGCGCTTCTGGTTCCGAGACTGGAGGTCTGTCGATGATCGCTATTCCCACAGCCGGGGTGCACTTCATCCATCCAGGCCGCAGAGCGGCGGGCGGCACAGATAAGCCGCCGGCCAGATGCCGACGGCTGAGATAGGTGATGTTTGTCTGATTACCAGGGCTGGCGGCCGTACCAGTCGTCGATGTCTTTCTTCGTACGGTCTTTTTCGTAGCCGTAGCGCTCCTGGATCTTGCCTTCGAGCTGATCACGCTTGCCAGCGATGACGTCAAGGTCATCGTCAGTGAGCTTGCCCCACTGCTCCTTTACCTTGCCCTTCATCTGCTTCCAGTTACCTTCAACACGGTTCCAATCCATGGGTATTTCCTCCTATCGTTGGAATGGAGAAACGGAGACGAAGGTTAAGTGTTCCGATCCATAAATGGGCAACCCGAAAGATGCAGTCACCCGGGAACAATCAGATCCGGATCCGGTTTAACGTGCACCCTTGTCCCTAGCGGAGGCGACGATGTGGGCAATCCTGCTCGGTGCGGCTCTCATAATTGGAGGGCTTCTTTTCCTCTTTCGGTCAGCCCTCGGTCGAAAGCCGAGTGACCTGCACCAGATGCCGCAAGGCGGCAGCACGCTGGAACCACGGCGCCAGGGCCTCAGGTTCCTCGGAGTATCGCAAAATTGGCCAGCCTTGGCTGTTATCGCTGTTGGCGTGCTTCTATTGGCTTTTGGCGGATATTCATGACAACCGGCTGCTTGTGTCCGGGCCCGCCCGGTTGAACCAGGCGACAAGCAGAGCCATGAATCGGTCGAACAATCAAACCGGCCGTGCGACTTTCGGTCGTCGCAAAAGCCGCACGCAATACCACTATCTAATTGATTTTATGGTGAGAGCGTCGGGGTTCGAACCCGAGACCTACTGATTAAAAGTCAGGCTTTTATGTAATGTTTTCGGAATACTTAAAAACAAACCGCGTCTAATTATGCATACCAAAAATCAATAGGTTGCAAGTCGTTTGCAAACCAATGGCCGTCGCCACCAAATTCAGTTTGATGTCAGTTTGGGTCAACTGCCAGTGGCATTAGTGACTCATTAGCAACATCTAACCATCCTCAAAAATCACGATGTTGCGGCCCGCATCAAATCACCTATAGTGATTACGGGCTTGATAACCCTGACCGTTTATAGGCGCGCCGGAGTGCGTGCTGAAACTGCGCGCAGCTTAGCGGCTAGCGCTCGCCTTGGCCTTACCGGCCGGGAGCGTTGCGTTATGTCCAGGGCTCCGGCCTAAAGGCGCTGCGGCTCGTCTAAACGGCGTGTTATCAACTCCCGGCTCGGCGCCGTCAGCCGGACATGAGGCAAATGACATGCTGCTAGCGCACCAGGAAGCGCCGACACGAAGACGGCGAATTTATCATGCAACTTGGAAATTCAAGATCGGCCAGGCCGTGCTGGCCGCGGATATGCCGGCGATTGTTCTCGGCCGATCGCGCTCCGCCGGAGGCAAGGAACTGTATCATTTATGGATGACTGGCTCATGCAGCGGCCGGCCCCATAGAACCTTTGCCGCTGAATTTCTAGTCGTGAAAAATCACCATTGCTCTACCTATAATGTATTAGTAAATTCTGTTTTAGCGACATGATGTCGCGATTTTGGACATCGACGTAAATGAGCAGATGGAAGCATAAAATAGGAGACTGCGTAGATCATATATCAGGAGCGATGACAGCAATTGTCCTGGGAAGGAGCCGGTCAATAGCGGGCATCGAACACTACCAAGTCAGGATAGTGGATCTCACTGAGGCACGTCGATATAGGGAAATTCGCGGAGACAAGACTAGGAAGGTGACTTTCTATTCCGCGAATTGTGAAGACTGTCGGTTCCGGCGATCCGACAGATGCTGCAAGACTGGATAATAAAAAAGGGCGGCACCAGACCGCCCGTTTTTGTTTTTAGGGGTTGAGGATTGCGTCGGCGCAGCGTGACGGCCAGTCATAATAGCCGTCGTTGCCACCATTTTTCCCTATCCTCCGACAGACATCCGCGCAACGCTGACGCTCTGCGAGGATAGCGATTGCTATCGCATCGCGCCTTATGGCCCAGCCTTGCGAACCACCAAGTGATGCACACCAGGTTTTACCGAGAGCCTCAGTAGCAGCACGCAAGACATCTTCCGGGATCTCAACCATACCGCCGCAGCGCCTCCTCCACCCTGCCGAACAGCATCTCCGGCGTGTTGTCGTTGGCGATGACGAGATCCTGATCGCCGCACCCGCGCTCAGATGCGTGCTCGCCGGCAATGCCGCCCCTGCCTTCGATCTTGAAGATGTCGCCGCCGAGCCGGCGGATGGCTTGGGCTTCATTCGGGAAGCGGCAGTCGTCACAGACGACGCGGCCAGCATCCGCGAACACCTGCTCGACGCGAGCGCGCCACAGCCTGATCCAAAAGTCGTCGCCGATAAGGTTTCGACCAAGTTCGGTCCCCAGCACCTGCATCAGGTAGCGGGGCGTCTTGCCGCAAAGCATGTCGCAAGGCTCTTCCTTCAGGTCGCCTTCGATATGGCGCTCGGAAAGACCCATGGCGCGACAGGCGTCCTTCAGCGGGCCGGCGAACTTCACCAGCGTGTAGCCGTGGCGCTCGACGAGGTAACGCGTGGCGGTGGACTTGCCGCTACCTGCGACGCCAGTGAACGCGACGACAGGCGGCAGGTTATCGTTGGCGGGCGCATACTTGTCGAGAGAGCCGAATGTGGTGGTCACGAGCTCGCCGCCTAAGTCCACCTTCCCGATCGCGGCGCCGAGCGCGCGCAGCTCCTGCGGCACGTTATCGTTGGCATGCGGGACTGCCGTTAGATCGCCGGATTGCGTCCAGATTGGTGCTTGGTTCTCGGTCATGCTTCCTCCTTGAATAGAATTTCTAATCTCTGGATTAGGTCGCTGGCGGTCGGATTGTCCGGCCAGAAGTATGGGTGCGGCGGATTCCGGATCGAGTCCATGGCGGCCGAAATTACCGCTTCGATGGCGGCGCGAGCATGCGCCTCTTGTGATCGCCATCCAAGTCGATATCGTTTCCCGCGGTTGTCTTCGTGGTCGAATTGCTCCTCACCACTGAAGACATTGAACTGATGCAAGCACTCCGGATTGACGCCCCTAGAAACACACATCGCCCGAGCCACCCGCTCAATCATCGAACTCATACCTTCTCCTCTTCTTTCACTGGCGCCTTCCGGCGCGGTTCACCTATCGACGGCGCCAATGGCTGGCCAGGCACCAGCAGCGCCCTCAGCGAGCCAAGACGGTCAGCGACAAGCGGCCGGAACCGGGTGGCGCGGAATGGCTGATCGACATAGCCCCAGACTTGGCAGATGCCGCGGTCGATACCCTCGAGCCGGAGCCCGATATATTCTCCGTCGAGATAGTGGACGAACGGCCCGACCCACCGGATTTTGTAAATGATGCCTTCCGTCAATTCGGAGGGCAGCGTGGTGTTGGCCGGCTGCTTGGCGTCGATGCAACCGACCTCTTGGCCGACGTAGAATTGGTGGATGTAGGTCATGCGGCCTCCTTCAAAGCCGCACGGCCAGCATCGGTGATTGCGAAGAACTGCCTGCTACCCGACCCGCCACGCGTCGCTGAGACTAGGCCAAGCGGCACGAGTTTCCTGAGAAGCGCGGCGGTGTTTTCGCCGAGATGGGCGGTCGCGAAGTTGCGATGGCTTGGGTAGTCATCGTGCCGCCGCGCTAACACGGAAAGGGCGTCACGTTGTCTGTGGGTTATCATGCCGCCCTCCTGGATCTACCCGTCAGTGCATCGAAAGTAGCCAAGAATTCGATCTCAGCCTTCTCTGGCGACCAGCACCGGATGTTGACGCCGAGCGGGTCGTTGTGCTTTGCCTGCCACTCCATCGGCGCAAGATTGGCGGCAATCTCGTCCGCAAGAATGCGGTTGTCCGCTTCGTGCACCTCGGCGGGGATATCCAGCGGCAAGCCGAAGCGAGGCGCAACAGCCTTCCGCCAGATGCCGTCTTCCGTCTCACCGATGGTTGGCGCCCTGCCCTTCACCGGCCGCCCGACGTCTCCGAATCCGGATAGCGCCTCTGGTGCATCATGCAGAAGCCCGGCCAGCGCCACCTCTGGAGCGTAGCGTGCGGCAAGGTATCGGGCGATCAACGTGCTGTGTTCTGCCACGCTGAAGTGCTTGTCGCAGGCGCCGGAGTAGCGGCAGATGTTCGACAAGCCGTGAGCGATGCTCTCGATGAACACGTCTTCCGGCCTTGGATCGAACGGGAAGAACTTGCGCGCAGGGTAGACCTGGATGAACGGACCGCGCAGCATCTCCTTGACGGCTGGCTGAAGCTCCGGCGGGATGTCGAATCCGCCTTTGCTGCTGTCCGCGATAACTGAACGACGCAGGCCGATATACTGGCCGCGGGGCGCAAGGCCGCCACTGGCCATTTCATGGGGAGCGGCGTGGACGATCGTGGTGGGCGGCGCGCTGCGCAACGAGCTGATGAGGTCTCCGACGGTGAAGCCATCATATCCCCGGAATTCCGGCTGCGGAATGTTATCGTTCGCCGGCACATACTTCGGCGCCGGCATGGGCTGCGCGCCCATACCGGGAACCATGACCGGCTCGTTATACTGTTTTTGCGGAAAGGTCATGCCGGTCTCCTCATGTCTTCGATGTGCGGTCCTTTGATCTCAATCGTCGAGACCGGTCCGCCAGGCACGTCGTCATCGAAAACGCCGACAACCAATCTGCCGGTGTACCAAGCCAGCGTGTCGAAGTTGCTGCGGCCAGCAAATAGCATCGGGCCTTCCTCGTGCTGGTGGTGGCCATGCACGACATGCAGATCAACCCCGCCAAACGCGTAGCCATCTTCCGCACCATCCGGATAGAGCATCCATGTGTTCTTCTGCTCATCCTGCTGGTCGAGCGGAACGCCAGCCTCAACGCCGGCATGGACGAACAGGCGCTTGCCGTCGTTGTGCATGACCGGCAGATCACGCATCCACTCAATATGCTCGAGCGGCACGCGCGCTGTCGCGGCGACGGCATCTTCTCCGGCCTTGGCGCCGTAAGACATGAGCGTCGCGCCGCCGCCGTTCGGAAGCCACCAATGGAGCATGCCTAGGCAACCGGCCATCATGATTTCTTCGTGGTTGCCGCGCAGGCAGATCCATTTCCAGCCGGGTGTCTGCGGCCCGTCCATGAGGGTTTCTATGATTTGCCGACTGGCTGGGCCGCGATCGACGTAGTCACCGGTGAAGACGACCGTGCCGGCCGAGTGGTTTCCTTCTTCGATGCGGGCGATAGCCGCAACGAGCAGGTCGTGCCGGCCGTGCAGGTCGGCGATGCTGTAGGTTTTGGTCATCAAAACGCCTTCCCGCCAGCTGCGCGCCGGTTCTCAATGCGGTGATCTTCGCGGCTGGCGTTGTAGGCCATCTTTTCGACGATCGCGCCGCCCAGGTCGTAACCGCGGTAAGCCGCAAAGTCGCCGACGCGGATCATGATGTCGGCAAGCTCCACCTCGGCCATCGGGCGATGCGGCAGCTTGTCGTCCATCAGCACCTTGCCGCCGGTGGACTTGCGCTCACCTTCCATCGCTTCCGCAACCTCGGAGACAATCAGCATCAGCATTTCGCCGAGGTTCCGCGCCTTCTCGCGGCCGGTGGCGAGATCCGTGTACCAGCCGGCTTTGCGGCTTGCTGCGTGGCAGTCGGCGGCGAACAGGTTGATGGCGGATGCGTGGGAGTAGTTGTCGTTTGCCGCGATCATGCTCGCACCTCCAGAGCGGTCCGAAAAGGATTGGCGTTAACGAGGATATCGCCAAACTTGGCTACCACCGCAGCATGGTCTTCCGCATCCATGACAAACAGAAATGTGCCGCCAAGGAAGTTGCCGCGGTCATCGCGCGGGCCGTTCAGGAAGTTCTTCTGAACAAGACCATACCGAACGCCGACTCGCTCATCCTGCGTTTGTTGGCCGACGCAGTTTTCGCCGACATGAGTCCACTTGCGCTGCTTGAGGGCGGCCTCAATCTCAGCCAGATCGGGCACTCGCGAAAGCTCAACGGCGTGCCTATAGTCCCTGCTCATGTTCTCGCAGGCACTTACCTCGTCACGGCTCAATATGCCGTCGTATACCAATCTCATTCTCTTCTCCTCTTCGTGGTGGTTGCCACCGACTTGGTGGGCCGGCGGCAGGTTGTGGTTAGGCTGCCGCTTTAAGGTATGGTCTGGTAAAGTCACGCTCGACTGTCACGGTGGTAAATCCTCTTGCAATCAAAATCCCCTGGATGAAACCAAGCCATCTGTGCGCCTTGGTTTCATCCGAGAAAGTCTGCAACTCGCGCAACATCCACCGCAGGTGAGGAGGGCTTGTGCCTGGATCTGGCTGGCACTCGATATAGGCTGAGATGCGACGCAGCATTCCGTCGTATCGCGCGATAATGTCGTTGTGGATCAAGCCACCCTCCTCTGCTCTGCCGGCGCGTTGTCGTTCGCAGCATCGAGCATGGCGACCCGCACGCGCGAGATCTCGCCATATGACCGGTGATAGGTGATCGTCTGCAACGAGCGGCCGGACAGGAAGCCTGACCCGAAATGCCAGGCATCTTGCGGGATCGGCGCCTGATGGGACTCCATGATCACGCCGCCGCCTTCGGTCGCGAATTTCGACTTGTGGTGGACGTGGAATCCGTGGGCATACCGGAACATCGACGCTCCCCAGTCCTCAGCCCTGCGGTGCGCCATGATTCCCGGCATGTCCTGCAGCTTCGCCTCGTGTCCGTGGGTGGCGGAAATCATCACCTTGCCGTAGCGGCGATGGAAGAACAAAGACTTGTCCAGATCGACGATAACGCGCGGCTCGTTGCGATACCAAGCGTGAAGGAACCAAGCGATTGCTGGAGCCGTCTCCTCGTCGTGGTTTCCTTTGAGATTGCGAACCTCCACTATGGCATTATTGCGAAGAGCCGCATCAATAGTCCGGACCAACAGGCGGCCGGCGGTCTCCGTGACCTTGGTGTGCCTGCCGTCGACGTCGAGAACGTTCTTGGATCTAGATGTCCGGTTCTCGTTGTTGTCGGCATGTGTCAGGTCGCCGCCGCCAAGCACGATTGCTACACCGCTAGCCGGGGAGCGCGCTATTGCTTCCTCGATACCACGACCGATAACGCGCTCCGCAATCTTCAGATCCCAATTCTCGTCGGTCTCTTGGCTCCATGCGAACATCCCAACGTGCCAGTCATTGCAAGGTATGAGCGTGACTAGTTCGTCCTGAACGTTTTCGGGTGCTGGCGTTGGGATAGCGGCAGGCTCATAATCAGCGAACGCAGCCTTGAGCGTTTCGGCAATGTCGATCGCCGACGGCTCAATCCGCGTCTTCACCCACTGCTGAATCGTCCGTCCATCGGCGTCGACCAACGCCGAAACGCCCTTTATGGTGTGCCCGACAGGCATCTCCCATTCCGGCCCTCGCTCCGGCTTCTGCTGGATGAAATCGCCGTTCGGCGTGCTCGTCACCTGGCTGATGCGGAACCCCGGCAGCACCGGCTTAGTGCCAAGCATGCCGCGCTCTGCGGCCGCTTTCAGCCTCGAGCAAAACGTGTTGCGCGGCAGGCGGAGCAATTCGGCCGCCTGCGACTTGTTGCCGAGCGCAATGAACGCGTCGGCGGCTTCCTTGGCGAGATCGTCTGGGAGTCTGGGCGTTGGCATTAGGATTCCTTACGGTTGGACATGAAGAAGCTGGTGCGCTTGAATGCGGCCATGCCCATTTCGTTGATTGCTGCCGTTACGGCCTTTGCAAGGACGGCTCGCAGTGTTTCGTCGTCCATATTAACCTCCAATTATCGCCTGCGGCTCAGCCCGCTTCGGCTCTTCCCGCCCGCCGGTGCCTTCTTCGGCAAATCCCGGGCTTCCGGTCTCGCCCTGCCGCATGCCGACAGATCCGCCGTTGCCTTCAGCGCCGTCCATGGCGTTCTGCAGGTTGTTGGCCGTGGCGGTGGTGTAAGGCAGCTTGTAGTAACGCGGCGCGCCGTTGCCGCCGTCGAGCAGCACATAGATCGCCTCGTTGACGTCGATGCGCGCGCCCAGCACGGTGTAGTGGCCAGCTGGCGGCGCGGTGATGGCCGGGTGGCCGAGTGGGAGGAGCGTGGCTGGCGCCAAGATGGCGGCGACGACCGTGAGGCACAGGGCCTGCCGCTTCGTGCCGAACCATGCGACGGCGCTGGCGGCCAGCACGAAGGCTAGCCATAGGGTGATGGCGGGGCTCATGGGCGGCGCGCCTTGAACACAATGGTGCTTGTGTCGATGCCACATGCACGAAAAGCTTTCCGGTAAAGCCATCCGACAAAGATCAGGACTCCCACGATGAGGTTGAGCGGGCCGGCCAACGCCAAGAGCGAAAAGAAGCCGATGTCGCCGATATCAACATCAAGCGGCGAAGAGCCTCTCCTCCATAGAAATTCTACGGCCAGCATCGACCCCATAGCGCCACTAAAAATCCATGCAGTAACTGTAACGAATATTTCCATTACCCCTCACCCCTCTTCATCTGTTTGAAAACCTGCGACGCCGAACCAGGTACAACCTGCCCGCCGGCCATGCGAAAACGAATTGCTGTTCTCTCGGACTTATCCTTCAGCAGATCGACCGTGCCTTTCCAGATCACGCCGCCCTCGGCCAGCCGAACCTCGACGGACACTGGAACCGGCACCTTGGCGCAGCCGAAGCAGCGAACGTTGACGGCGTATTCGCCGTCCGGGAGGCCGCGCGTGAACGCGGACTCGAAGTTCAACGGCGTGTCATCGTTGGCCGTGCCGAGATCGTCTCGCAGCAGCGACCAAACGCGGCCGCTCTTGTTGCTGTAGCCGACGGCGAGATCGTCACCGGCCTGCACCCACAAATCGACGTCAGTGGATCCGGCCGGCCACGCGATCGACGCGACGAGGTTGCCGGGCAGCTGGGCGGGGTCATCTTTTGCGGCCGGGTTGACCGATGGCAGAACAAGCATGACGATCGCGATAACCGCCATAAGCATTGCCAGCAGCGTATCTTGGATGAGCGTCCTGATCATTCGCTCGCATCCATTCGCAGCACATATGCCACCGTCCCCATCCAAGTCGCTGCCACGGCGCCGACGAGCGTCGAGCAGAAAGCAACGCTAAGGCCGTCAATCAGAGACATTGACATCTTGAGGAGGCCGGCCGCGCTGGACATGTCGCCGGCAGATAGCCCGCTAGCCAACACCAGGAAGCCAACCAGATTTCCTATAAGCCCGATCATTACGGCCCAGACCTTCGCGTGCGGCAGGACGCGGGTGTGGCCAGCGAAGACGGAGACCAAGACGGAAACCAGCAGAGCGCTGATGATGTAAGACAGCCCGCTGATGTCATGCGTAAACACGAACTGCGTGTAGCCCTGCACAGATGCCCAGACGACGAGAGCGGCCCAGCAGGTGTTGAGGATGATGAGGCGGGCGGTCATTGCTCGCCGTGTGGCGGCTTCGTATCCAAGCCTGTCATTGTAGCGGTCGACCATCACGAAGCCCTCCGCGCCAACAGATCACACACAACCGAAGCCGGAACCACGAAGCCGAAGCCCGTCATGGTTGGGGTGTAGCTGTCGCCGCCATACCAGTTCTTGCCCTTCAGCGGAGCGAGCGTAACGCCTACATTAATGCCGACCACGCGACCATCGTTCGCAAACACGCCGCCACCGCTTTGCCCCATTACCGTTGTCATGTCGGTGACAATGACGCGCTTCCACGGTCCTGTCTGGCGGCCAGTGCCGGCGACGCGGCCGAAGGATGCAATGAATTCCATGCCAAGGGGATTGCCGATCGCTTGCAACTGCTCGCCGAAGCGCGGCTCGCGGCAATCGAGCTCGCTCGAGCCGGAGACGTTGCCGTCGGTGTGGATCAGCGCGACATCATAGTCCTTGTTGACCCAAAGCACCGCCGCGTCGTCTTCCGTGCCGGCGAGCGTCTTGATCTTGACTGTCTTCTGGTCGCCGACGACATGGGCCGCGGTGAGAATGTTGCCGCCGCCGATATGAACGCCGGAGCCGAGGCCGTCGGCGACGGAAATCTTGACGGCCGAATCTTCCGAGGTCGTCGGCACTGCCTGGACGATGGTGTTGGTGATGGTGGTTTGGACGGTATTGGGAACGGCGATGGCAACGCCACCAACGATCACGATGGCAAACGCCAGAATGGCAATGCTCATGAATCTGTAAAATCTCATAAACGCCTCCTCTATGTGGTGAATGAGGAGCGGCTTGGTGGGCCGCGCAAACTGCTTTGGTGGGCAGTGTTTGCAGAGTGGGGTCAATTTACAAATTTGTCAATGAGCACTTGCGCGGCGACATGTAGAACATTATAAGAACCTCATGAGGTTTATCGAAATCAAAAACTGGACGCCTGGGTATCTGAACGTCACGCCACAGCACGTCACGATCCTTGCCGCCTGCGTTGTCTGCGGGTCGGAACGGGAATTTGATAGATGCGCCGTGCCGGTTGATGCCAAGCACGCGCTGATCGTCGATATCGAGGCGCGCCTTCGTTGCGCAGCCTGCGGCGCCAGGGCCGGTCGTTTGCGTTTCGGCAGCTATGCAGAAGACTGAAACGAAAAAAGCGCCCTCCCCTTAACCGGGGAGGGCGCTTCGGAAAGTTTATGCCACCCACTGAGGCGGTAATGGATCTAGTAACGAGGGTCGGTTGCTATGCCATATGTAACTGGCTGCACATAAACAGCCTCTTCCTTGTTTTTAAGCAAGGGTTTTACGCGGGCTTTCTCCGCCTCTGCCAGTTCTTCGGTGTCCCAAGCTGACAAGATATCCTCTTGCGGACCCCAATCATAAACGTGGATCACCAACCATTTATCAGCCATGAATGCCCTCCATGTTAGGTAGCCGCTATGCTACCTGCGGCAAGATCGGATGGTTGACGTCGCGTGCCAGCAGCTTCGTCCGCAGCGTGGTATAGTCCACGTTCTGCACCTCAACGTTACCATCGATCGCCATGGAAGCCATGACGCCAGCAGCCTCGCCTTTCAGGCCTCCGGTTGGCTCAAGGCGCCCCATGTACCAGCAGAGGATCGTCTGCGAAGACGCCCACGGCACGATAACGTTCGTCTTTGTCGCCACATCCGGAACGATTTCCTCGAGAGGAATCGGTGCTATCTTGTCGACACCAGCCACAAGGCCACCAGGAACAGAGCCCTGAGTATAGAGAAGGCCGCCTGATGCCACTTTCCAGGCTGGATGCTTGTCGCAGTCGTAGGATGTTACCGCCACAGTCTTGAGAGACCGCGGCGTAGATCCATCCGTCTTGCAGTAGTCCTGAGCCGTCGAGACGTAGCCGGTGTTCTTCAGGCGCCATATCGGATCACGCTGATACGGGCGGTTCGGCCAGAACAGAAGCCCACCCGGTCCAGGATTGAGGAACGTGCCAGCATCAAGGCCAAGAGCTTGGAACTGTGTGACGAGCGTTGATGGAATGCGGCTGTCGCCGGAGTTCGCGTGCCACCAGAACCAGCCGAGCTGATAGTCTCTTAGATCGTCAATGACGGCCAGCTGGGCAGCCCTGTTTGCCGCCGTAGCGTATCGATAGCCACTGCCCGGCAAGTCCGTAGACAGGCCGCCGGAGCCATTGTTGACGTCCATCTTGTTTGTTGTGCCGCCAACGGCAAACTGCAGAATGGTCGTTGTAACGGCAGGGTTGCCGATCGTCACGCCGGTATTGGTGACATACGCGCGCCCTGCAGTCTCGTAGCGCAGCGGGTTGTAGTTCCGATGCGGGTCTATGGTCGTGACCGGAACCAAGCGCGCCGGGTCCGTCGTCATCGCCAAGCGGTAGTTCATGCTCTGAATCGAAGGATCGGGGCCGTCCAAAGTCAGGCCTGGGAGCGGCATAGTGCCCTGAATATCCGGAAGCAGGCCGGATCCAGAATTGCCAGCCACGATATATGGATCGATATCAGAGCCATAGGGCTTGCTCAGAGCGGTGGAGCCCTTGTAGCCGTTGTTAGCTTCAGAACCAGATCCAGCCGCCTCACTTCCGGTGAAGGTGGGCATGCCTGGCGACTTGTGAATGTATTCGCCGTCGTAGTCCGCAGCAATGAACTGCCGAGCCGTGAACGTCCGGCCATCGTTCGTAACAAGGGACGTGTCTTTCTGTCCGGCAGAGGTGATATAGCCAATGCCCGTCGAGAAGTAGACCGGTATATCCTGCCCGAGGATGAGCGTTCCATTCTGCCGTGTCGGGTCGAGCATGCGACGAACACCACACACGAACTGCCAACTTTCAACGGAGTTGCCAGTCTGCGTGTTCGTATCGGCGCGGTTGATGATCGCGCTGTTTACCCATGACGTGAGGTCTCGATAAAGACCCTTGAGCGCCGTGAAGTTGTAGCAGTCCACATAGGCCAGACCGGACGCCGGCATCCCGCCGATATCCCAATCGGTCTTCGCCAGATCGTCGAGGACGATGGCAACCGTCTTGCCTTCCTGCTTGGCTGCGTAGGCAGCACAGACCGCCGTCCAGCTGGCGCCGTAGACGAGAACATCATAGTCGGCCGTCGTCGGCGCCTTGCCGGCATGGTAATAGTTCACCGTGCCGAAGCGGATCTTGTAGTAATAATCCAGCAGAGCGGCGCTGATCTCTCGGCACTGCGCATCGGTCAACGTCACGTCGAAGATGGCGAACAGGCCGCAGTCGTGAGCCGATACCGCGCCACCGTTGATTCCGCCAAGGTGGATGGTCGGATTGGTGGCTGGCGCGACATAGGTTGGCGCCGGAGCCTCACGCGTGATGCCGAAGGTATCAAGGCTGTTTGGGCGGATGGAATGCATGCCCTGGCCGGGCGTGATCGTCGTCGAGGTCGATGCATAGTTCGCGGCCTGCAAGCGGGCATTGAACTTGTTGGACGCGTCCCTAACATTCGCTCCGATACCGTCGCCGCCGGCCGTCTGGGCGCCGAAGTCGCCGCCGGCGGCGCCTGTAGCCGTTCGCGAATAATAAAAGATCGTGAACTGGCCTTGGGTGAAGCTCTGAAGTCCAATGCCGGTGTTGTATTTCGTGGTTGAGGACCAGCCGCCCCACCGGTCATTTGCCGTATAGGTTGGCACTCCGGCGCCGGTCAGTGTCAGATCGTTCGTGCCCGGGTGGAATTTGTTCAGGCGACTGTTGATCTCGGTCGGCGTGTCAGGGGTGTAGAGGCCCTTGGCATTCGACATGCTCACGCCAGCGCCCTTGACGCGCGTGATAACTTCATCATACGCCAGCTTCTCCGAGCGGCGCATGGTGATCCCCTGCCCGGCCTTGGCCGTCTCCAGCGTCGTTGTTTCAGCTTGGAAAACGAAATCCGGCAGAGGGGTGCCGATTACGCCGCCAGGCAGCGCAATGGCACCTCCCAAGGCGATGATGGCGACGAGCGACGCCCCTCGCCTCAAACTCGATTTGAGCCCCGCCATGTTACGCGGCGATCCACTGGAACTTGTCGTTCGGCTCGGCGTAGACGTCGTAATCCGTGGCCGCCGGCACGAGAAAGCGCTTGCCGGTCGTTGCATCCGGCGTCGGACCTACCGACACCCACGAGTCCGCAGCGGCACGAATGCGAAACATCGCCTGGCCAGAGCCAGAGTTTTCGCCTGGTGCAGAATTGGTGGATGTGACTCCGGTGGCCGGCGCCTCGCTCCACGCGATCTTGCCGAGGATGGCCTGAGACTTGTCTCGAGCGAAAAGAGAGCCGGGATAACCGCAAACGACATGAAGGCCTGAGAAAGCCATGGTAGTCTCCTGAAATGTGGTGGTGTTGGTCGGCCATGGTGCGGCCAGTGGATCAGCCGCGCGTGGTGCGCCGTGGCTGGTTTTCGTAGAGGCGGTCTAACCGGTCGTTGAGGCCGTCGATGCGATTGCCGACGCCCTCGATCGCTTTCATGATGGCTGATGTCTGCTCGTGCATCCCAGCCTTGGTTACGTATGTTTCTGCGGTGTGCAACTTGTGTTGAGCCAGGTCGGCCGTATTCTTGTCGGCCTTGTCCTCGGCGACCTTCACCTTGGCCTCGACGCGCGCCCAGACGCGCCAGCCGGCCCCGGCGAGCATTATAAAGAAGCCGACGACGGCCATGATTTCGGGGCCGGTCATTTGCCGCCCTCCAGCGCCGCGTCACGATCGGCATAGAAGTCGCGCAGTGCCAGATGGCGCCGAATGCACGTCAGCAGTCGTTCCCGGTCGGTGATCCAGAACTTTTCGACTTGCGCCTGGGTCAGCGGCTTGTCGCCGACATCCACCGGGCCGAGGCACTTTATCGTCAATGCGGTGTCCGGCCGCGCCAAGCGTGGTGGCGTCGGCGGAACAACAAGCCTATCGGACCGAGTTAATGCGCTGCACGCCGGTAGCGCCAACAGCAGGGCGGCCAGCGTCAGGATCTTGGCTAGCTTCACGCTGCAGTTCCTCAATTCTAGAATGGAGATTATCGGCTTCGGCTTGCATGTCAGCGATGCGGGCAGCCTCGCGGGCCTTGGCGGCATTGTTCGCGGCAGCCTGCCGCTCGGTCTCGGCGTTTGCGGCGTCCGACGCGGCCTGCTTGAGCTCGGCGATTTCGGCCTTGTATTTCAAGCTAGCCGCGTCATACCCGTTGTTGTAGATGGTCGAGACGCCCCACCAAACGGCGAGCGCGAGCAGGACCACGGCGATGCCGTAGCCAACCCATTTGTTTGCGAGCGCGCCAATCATTGCGACAGCCCCGACACGCAGATCTCAGCCTCGCCGGCGCGCTGGGCATCGCCCATCTCGCGCCGCTTTACGAGCCCTTGCACGATGTGGCCGCCAGCCTTGTTCCATGCCGTCTGCGCCTCGCAGGCCTCACGATAGCGACCCTGCACTGCCAACCGTGCCGCGGTCGAATTGACCATGCCGGAGACACCGAAGTTATAGGCGCCGGAAATCATCGCGGCCTGCACGCCGATCGGGAACCGGGTGAAGCCCTTGATCTGCTTCGTCAGCGGCTCGTAGTAGTCGCGCTTGACGCGGACCTCGAGGATGGCGTCGCATTCCGCCGGCGTCTTCGTGAGCCCGGGCGGAACGGGCTTGCCGTCGATCTGGGTCTCGCCATGGCAGATGTCATAGATATTGGCGAAAGGATCCCAGTGCGACTTTAGCACGAGACCCTCCCACGGCTTGATGAGCGTGTCGGTCGCGAGAATGACGGCCGCCGGCCGCTCTGGCTCTTTGAAATACGAGCCGCCACCGGCAAGCACCGCCGCAAGAACAGCAGCGGCGATCGCCGACTTGCCGCGCTTGGTGGCGACAATCTTATTGATCGGCAACTGGTGCCTCCTTCTTTTGGGTGAGCAGCCGCGCGACGTACGCACCGCCTAGCAGCGCAAGCGTCAGCCACCACGGCAGGTAGTCGCCGATGACCGGCACGACATTGAGGATGACGTCGGCAACCGCGGCGAGCTCGATGAGGCGGAGCGACCAGGCTTTTTTGTAGACTGCGGCCGCATCAGGGATCAGCACACGCGCGACAGCGTCACGCGTGCTGGTTATCAGCATGCGAAGCATGGTGGGGCTCCGTTAAGGTTGAAATAGTCGAGGTGACGCGTTAATGTCGCCGCATATTGATGACGCGAGGGCGCGATATGATCAAAGAACTATTTGGGCTTTACTGCTGGTGCTGGACCGGCCTGCCGCGCGCGCTCTTTCGCAAGATCTTCCCCGAGCAGATACGACCAGCCGATTACCATTGGTCCAAATACGATTCGGCTTTTGCGGCGGTCGTTCGCCTGACCAACGGTGAGTGGTCGTCGGGCAACGGCACCTTATGGCGCCGCCGCCGCTCGTCAGATGACCGATGGGAATATCAGCAAGACGAAGAAACACTAGAAGAGCAGATGGATCGCATCATTTAGTTGTTGTAGGCCCAGAGAGCGCCAGTGGTGTTCGCGATATTGTTCTTTGCGAGGAACACTCCGCCACCCGCAACAGAAGGCGCATTTGTAAGGTCTGTTCTGATGTAGGCGTTCAATAGGCCCATCTTCGAAGTTGCATCAAGGGAGATATCGGCGCCGATCTGGCCGCCGTTCCATATGATGCCGACCGAGTTGGTAAGCCTGATCGTGCCGTGGCCAGAGCCGGCCTGGTCGCCCAGAGCAATGCAGCCGGTGAAGACCTCGCCAAGAGTAATGCCCGTGGCGTCGACCGCATAGTTTGAGTGGTTCATCTGGCAGTTGATGAATTCGCCGTGCGCGTTATTCGATCCAGCCCCGAGGCTGACGCAGACGGAGTTGTAATTCATCTTACCGTCTGAGAACATGACGTTGCCGCTCTCCACCATGACCGCGAAGGCGCAATTCGAGATTGAGAAATCGCTCACATGGTCGTATTCCGCGACGTTGGTATAGCGGATGCCGTGATAGCAACTCGTGGCACGAATGCCTTTGATGATGCCATCATGCTGCCAGCTTCCAGCCGACAACTCCGCATAGAGGCCAGAGCCATTGATGTTAGCGAACTCGATCTTGCCGTCGATCAAATACCGATCGCAGTTCGACAGCTTAATGCCCTTCTGGCCGGCGTCAGTAAGCGAGCCAGGATAGCCAGTGTACGTCGTGGCATTGCCAACGAAGCGAATATGCCCGCGGATCGACCAGTTCACGCAGTTGGTCATATCCAGGATCGGAGCGTTTGTCGTCGTCGAGATCGTCACCGGTCCGCTGGTCGTGATCTCGATGTTCGAAACGCCGGTCAGGCCGGTAGTGGTGTAGCTGCCTGCCTCGATGACTAGGCGCTTGCCAGCCGCTGCTGTAATAGCGTCCTGCAGCGTGTTGTACTGCGAAGAACGAACCTCGCCACCGGCAGACGATATGCCGCTTGATGGCCCGCCCTTGAAGACGTTGGAGCCGCGGTCGTCAAACCAGCCATGGACCGCGATGTACATGTTTCCAGAGGCGCCGCCGCGATGGCGCACTTGGCCAGAAGTGTTCGTCCTGACGCGCAGGCTTCCGGCCGTGTACTGATTGGTGACCTGAATATGTCCGACGTTGCTGCCGGCGTTGCCTGCGCCAGGGGCGGCATCATTGATGATAGGCGACGTAATCTCGGCGCCAGCAGAGACCGTGGCCGATGTATATGACACCTCAAACAGCGCATCAACTTCAATGCCGGTCGGGATCGCGCTGAGCGCCAGCAGCGCGGCGCTAGTCGTAACCGCGATGGGGTTGCCGGTCTGTGGCAGCGGATCCAGCATCATGTGGCGGTCGCCACGCTGCACTACGCGGCGCCATGCGCCGGAGATACGGACGCGCGAACCGAGCCGGCGGTATTTGGTGTAGCCAGACGGGTAGTTTGCTGCGCCAGTCGGGTTTAGACTCTGCGACATGCCGATGGCGACGAGCGTGCCGTTAGTGCAGGCAAAGATATGCCATGTGCCGTCGGCGATGGCGCTGTCGAAGCGGCCGCCGTTGCCGGTGCCGTAGGCAACATCAAGCTGGCGCGTGACCGCGCTCCAGACCATCATTCCGGGCGCAGCGTCATCCGTCGCCGCAACGCCGGCGGCGATGTCGAGATCGTTCGTCAGATCGGTGGCGTTGTTGCTGATCTCGCCGCCGAAGAGATAGCCGCGGGCGAGCGTCGCCTCGAGCGCCGTCTCGGCGTAGGCTTGCGCCTGATCACGATACCCAAGCGCCTGATCTCTGTAACCAGACGCGGATGCAGCTGCCGCTTCAGCGGCTGCAACGATCGCAGCATTTACCTGATCGGTGATGAGGCGGAAAGTGGATCCGATGACCCGGCCAAAGACCTGCAGTCCGGCCGTCAGACCGCCTGCCGCAATATCGTTCCCGCTGTTGGTCTTGATCGTGAGCGGCGAACTGCCATTGAACGAGACCGTTGCCGGTGAAGCAGTGTTTGCCTCAAAGACCGTGAAGACGATCAAGGCCGATTCAGAAGCCGGCATGTCACTTGTCGCAATGATGGCGTTAGGTGTACCGGCGCCGGCGTCAGTCGCAACGATGAAAGAAAACGGCAGATCAGCGACACGAGCCCATGATCCAACGCCGGAAGCGCCAATCTTCTGATAGATCCCGTTGTAGTTAATCGTAGCGTCCTGCATAACCCACGCCATGGTGTCGGCGGCGTGCAACAGGTCTGCGTAAAGCAATGCGCGTGTCAGTTTGACCGTGCCAGCGTTGCTCCCTACTGCAGTTAGAAACCCTTCAAGGTTGGTTCCCCAATTGCGAATGTCGGGCTTGTAGGGCTTATACGGCCCAGATGAGGGAACGCCGTCCACGACATAATCGCGCCAGACCTGCCTTGCGGTTAGGGCCATTCGAATTCTCCAATATTTTCAAAGGTCATGTAACGACAAACGAACCCGTCGCGACGGCAGATGCGGCCACGCCTGAGCCGTTGATCGCAACGACGAAGCCATACTTCGTGCCAGCGGTCAGACCGGTGACTACGCGGCTATCGGCGGAGCTCGGCGAGCCGTACTCCGTGGCGACCAGCGTTGCGCCGGAAAAGGTGTTGGTGGTGTTGGTGTAAAGCCGCGCGCCAACGTAGTTGGCGCTGTTAGGCGCCGTCCAGTTGAATGTGCCTTGGCCGACACCGCCTGTGACAGAGGCGCCAGTCACAACACCGGGCGGCGTAGTGTCAGCAGTGGCGGTGAAGGTTTGGTAGGCGGTCCAATCCGAGCTTGATCCGCCACCCCATGCGCGAAGCCGAAACTTGTATTGGGTGCCATCTGCCAGGTAGCTTGACCGCACTTGGTCATTTGGCGCCGTCGAGACCACAGACTGCGGCCCGGTGGATCCTGACGTCTTTTCCCACTCGAACTCGTAAGTCAGCGAATCCGAGATATGGTTCCAGCTTGCGAGAGCGTAGGCCGCAGTGGAGCCGCCCGAGACGACTTCCTGTTGGATGACAACACTGAAACCTGTTGGGATCGGCGCACCGGCATGCGGGATGATCACGATCGACGATCCCGGCGCACCTTCTTCCGTCGCGGCGTTGAAGTCGTACAGATCAGCTGAAACGACTATGCCGCTGAAGGTCACCGTCATGTCTCGCAGAGAAATCGTCACCTTCGACGTGATCTCGACGATAGCATCGGACAGCTTCGGGCTATACTGAATGCGGACAAACCGGTCATATGAGGGGTCGTTGTCCAGGTCGTAGTGAGCAGTGATCGAGACCCGCGGCGCGTTGCGACGGATATATGCAAGCTTCTGCATCCGCTGCATGTGGTTGTGCGACTGCACGGCCACATTATCTACGGTTGACGTCCGCTCTGTGTCCTCGCCGACATAAGGATTGCCATAGATTGCTGCGTCGTTGGTGTTGTAGAGGTCTGACGGATCGGTGAACCGGCCGCGGACGGCTAGTACGCTCGTCGACGGATCGACGTTCGCATTGAGGCCAAAGGAAATGATGTTGCTGCGGTCGAAAAGCTTCGTCGGCGCAACATATTCACCGGCGTGCACTCCGATCTTGCCGTCGGCGCGCTCGTAGAGAACCAATTCCGCAGCCTGGTCAAGCGTGCGGCCAACCTCGACAGGATCACTGTTGGCCCGGAACCACATGCCGCCGTAATACCGGCGCTCCGTTCCACCACTCCTGTTCGTGACGAGCTGATCACCTACGTTGGCCGCGTTGACCCAGTCAGGCAGATACATGTCGGCCAGCGACAGCTTGCCGCCGTAGGGGCTAGTCATGTGCCAGAGGCGCATTAGCGCGATATTTCGAGAATATGCGGTGGTCTCAGTGCGCGGGTCGTAAAGCAGCATCCCATCGATAACAGCGGAATGTTCCGGCATCTGGTTGGGATAGACATCGAGGTATTTTTTGCTCTCCGCCGTGCCGCAATACATGCGCATCGACGCCAACCCGTCGCCACGATGATTCGTCGTCCAGATCGAAGGGAATTCAGAGATCACATCAGAATATGCGGTCTCGTGATTGAGGCCGAGGCGCGTGTCGATCCTGACATAAGGGCGGCTATCATCATTGAAATGAGCGGGCGATATCACGACGCCAGAGCTATCGAGGTCGATCGCCTCGTCGTGCAGGTAATGCTGGACGAAGCCTTGAATGCGATGCCCCGCCGTCACGATTATGTGGTAGGCAGTTCCGCCAGACTCCTCGAGGAACACGTAGTCGCCGGCCTTCTTCACGCGGCCAAGTACAATCGGCAGTGACGGAACCGACTGCTTTAGATTGTACGTTCCGTCTTCCGGCTTGGGCACGGACGGCTTTGGCGTTAGGGCCTTGGACACGAACCCAAGCCCGGCTGCGATACCGCCGTAGAGGAGCGCCGCGGTGCCAAGATACAGCGCGTTTGCCGCAGCAACCGTCGTTGCCGCTGACGATACGATCAGCGGGATGAGCTCAAGACCAGTCATGAAAATTCCTAAATGGACCAGATCGCCAGATGCCGGGCCGCCATGTTCCCGATGCGATTGGTGAAGCGCACGAGCCATCGGCGGCCGTCGAAGATGGCGCCGAACTGCCGTTCCGGATTATGGGGAGAACCTATGACGCCGACCGCGCCGCAAACGGGCACCGCAAGCCGACGGACGTTGATGCGCAATGCTGCAGCTTCCATCAGCGGCACGCAGCCACCGGCCGCACGGACGATGGCGAGATATTCCGCTTCGCTGCTGAAGCGGCCGCGCCAATCCTCGACGGGATCGCGGTGGCCAAGCCAGATCGCCCAGGCGGCCGGAAACAGCATGCAGTTCAGCGTTGCCGCATCCCATTCCTTCCGCTCTTGGGCGGCAAGAAAAGCGGCCAGCGTCTGCTCTATCATCGGCGCGCTACCAGTTCGGCCATCTAATCGTGCGATCCTTGAGACCGGGGATGCGCTCGCAAAAGCGATCGTCTGCCGCGGTCGGATTCAGGATCTTCCCGCGCGCGCGCTGGTCGACGTCCGACAGAACGGCGCCATTGGTTACAGAGCGAAGCGTGAAGCGGTTGGCGATATCCACCTGAATCGTGGAGTTGATGCCGGTGTCGCTGGCGCTATCCACGAAGTTGAGGTTGGAGATCGTGCCAGTGAATTTTATGATGGGCGCGCCGGTTGGCTGGTCGTAGTCATCGCACCGCTGCAACAGTATCCGGAATGTCGAGCCGACAATGGTGCCGGCCTGATAGTCGGCCCAGATCGAATTGCTTTCCGTCTCACGGATGCCAGAAAGCACCAGCGACAACGTGAACGCCTCGGCGTTGATTGCCGCCTCGATCTGCGCCAGCGCATCCTCGGTGAGCACGCAGGCGCGATAGACTTCCCCGTCGGAGCCAATGAGCGGGCCGCCGGAGCCATCCCAAAAACGAAGAGTGCCAGATGGTAGTTCCACCTGGCACAAAACCCTAAGACTGGCCAAAGCGGCCTCCAATCAATATTGCCGACCGCGGCTAAGCCAGAGAATTCCAGTAGTCAGTCGCCTCGACGAAGCTGACGTTTGGCTTTGTTCCCTTGGTGATGGCGTCCTGCGAGATATCCATGCCGCGGTCGTCAGCGAGATGGCACAAGCACGTCGGTCGATCGAAGTTCAGATCGGAGCCATCCGGAATGAGTTCGCGCACGCTTGGCGAAATCGGAACCGTCCAAGTGTCGCCGTCGATTTCGATGGCTGGGCCGGTTTCATAGAGCGCGTGATTGAAGCTGAAGCGAACGCCGACGAGATCCGCCTCGGCATTGATGATGCGCAGCTTGATCGATGTTGCGGCAAGCGGCGTCACGCCGACCGTCACAACCGAAATTGCGCCCTGCAGGTATTCGGTGTCATCATCAAACGGCGTGTCATCGCTATGCGGCATTTCGGATGCCGGCTCAAAGTGGCCGGATGCATACGGCGCCGAAAGAGATGACGGAACGCGCACCGCAATCAGGCCCGATCTGCCGCCGAGTTTTTGGCGCATTGCCTGCCAGATCTTCCACTGGTTGCGGTATCGGTTTTGAACGACCACGCCAGCGTAATCGATGGCCCAATAGCCCAAATCCGTCCGGACGACAGGCTCGACGCCGCCAAGCGACCGGCCGCCGGACCTTGTGAAAGGCACAAGACCCGGCGAAACCTGCGACGGCGTGAGGGCGCAGAACGGCCATTCGATGATGTCGACCATATGCCCTACCCGTTCCTATAATCGCCGCCGGCGCTGTCGTTTTGGTATTTCGCCATAGTTGGAACTACTTGCCGATTCGCAGCACTGACTATACGCGGGCTGGCCGCGGCCACAGTGTCATTGCTGACCGACTTCACGTAGGCCCGCAGGCCGCCAGTGTCATCGACCGACACACCGACTTGGATGTCGGTCTTGCCGCCACCGCCCATCTTCGTGCCGCGAGGTAAAACTACCTCGCCGCGCTGGAGAATGGCCGGAACCTCGCCGGGCACCAGGCCCGCAACGCCGCCTTTGTGGTAGCGCTTGGCACCCGCAAAAGCCTTTGGCGATACCGAACGCCCATGGCCGTAGCCATCGGCACCAGCCACACCGCCGCTATGCAGGATGCCGGGAATAATCATCCCGCCGAGAAGGCCGCCTTTGCCGCCACCGCCCAATAGTCCGCCGAGGCCACCACCGCTAAACACGGCATTGAGGCCAACGTCGATCAGCTTGTCGACGACCTTATTCAAGGCGTTAGCCAAAGCTTCGGCCGCGGACTTGCCGCTTCGTAGGTCGGAGATAAACCCGCCGACAGCATCGCGACCAAGATCACGGAACTCTTCGGCAGATTTCTTGATCCGCTCTTGCGATGCCTTCAATTGGTCGCCGGCAGACGATGCCTTCGCGTAGTTGGTCGACAACGCGTCAATGCTTGCGGCCAGTTCCGGAGTTACCGAAACGCCAGCCTTTTGGGCCTCAGACAGCAATTCCTGCTGGATCCTAGCCTTCTCGACGGCAAATCCGTAATCATTGACAAGTGGGTTTAGCTTGGCTTGCGCTGCATACTGAGCGTTCAGCATGTCGATGCGCTTCTGAACCTCGGCGACGTCGCCCTGGAACAGTTGATCCGGCGACTTCTTGTTGCCAAGGCCGGCGTCGTTCATCGAGATGCCGGTACCAGAAAGGTAGGTTTGCGCCTCTTCCTTGCGTCTGCCAGGGTTCGACGTCAGCGCGGCTATAGCCTTCGCCACCTTCTCCGGCCCGCCGCCTTCTTTGATCGCATTCACGATCGCATCAGGCAGAGATCCGTAGTTGTAGGCGATAGACGTCAGCGCTGCTTGCTGGCCTTCGGAAAGGCTCTTCCACGTCTCAATGCCAATCGCATTCTGAATTCCGTTCTGGAATTCGATGATGCGCCTCGACAGGTCGCGCTGCGCATCATCGAGCGTGACGATGGTATCCTTGGTGACTTCTTCAATCTGACCGTTGGCACGAGTAGCTGTGTCAGATCCGAAGCCGACGCGAAAATGGTTCGTGTCCCACTTGGCATTCGTGATGAAGCCTTCAAAGCCGCGGATGAGTTTTGCAGCGGCGGACTTGCCAACCTCATCGAGATTGGCGTCGTTGAAATCCTGGGCGTTGGCCTCTTCGCGATTGAGGAACTTGCCGCCGCCGGAATACAGCGGCGAAAGCGTGCCGAGGGGCGACTTGTTGATCTGCGTCTGCAGGTCATTCAGGTTTTTGGCGTACTGGCCAACCTGCGTCAGCGCCTGGCCCATAGCTGGGATTAGCTCTGTCTTGATTTTGCTGGCGATGTCGCTAATCGCGCCGCCGCCATTTAACCCGAGGCCTATCGCCGAAGAAGTCAGTGCCGCAAATGCGTCCTTGGCCTGCTCGCCAGTGAGGTAAAGCGTGTTTAGCCGCTTCTGCGTACCCTCAAGCGCTTCTTGCAATGGGATGGATTCGTTCGCCGACAGCCTGAGTTGCTTGGCCAACTCCCTGATATTCTCGGGGATGCCCTTCATGCCCTCGATCTTCTCCATCTCAAGCGAGAATTCGCGAAAATCAGGAACTTCCTTATTCAGGGAGCCAAGGGCGTGCTGGAAATCGATAACGGTCTGTGTGGCACCGCCAAACTCGCTGACCGGCACACTCAGAACATCAGATTTGAGGCTCGATCCGGCGGCCTCGATTGCCTTTTGCAGACTGCCGAATTCGTCGCGCAGCTTCTGCAATTCGATCTTCTTGACCGAATCCGAATATCCTTCGACGCCTTTTTTGGCGATGCCCCATGCGTCATCGAACGATTTGATCAGCTCGGCGTGGGCCTTCAGCAGTTTTTCGGCGTCCGGAACGTCAGACTTCAACGTCGTGAGGTATTGAACCGCAGCTCCGGCCAGGCCGATCAAGGCGTATGACGCAAGAGAAACTGGATTCACGACCTGCGCGAAGGCCGCGCCCAGCGTTTTTACCGCGCCGACAATGCCGCCGCCAGTCCCGTTAAAGACCTGCGCGACCTGGCTGCCCTGCTGCACCATGATGGTGAACGGCGACGTGCCGCTTGCCAGGCCCATTGCTATGTCGTTCAACTGGAACGACAGGTTCGCTACCGCAGCGCGCTGAGCGCCTAGCGAAGCTTCGACCTTGCGGCCGGAATTCACAAAGCTGTTAGCAGCGTTGTCATTGGCGCGCTTGAACTTGTTTTCGATCCCGCCGGCTGTGTCGCCGGCAGCCTTTGCAATGCCGGCGAGTTGCTTTTCGAATTTCTTGGTCGTAGCCTCGATGGAGACTAGAAGGCGGGCGGTATCGTCTGCCGTCGCGGCCATAAACAGCCCCAATCTTAAATTAGCACTTCAACGAAAAGGGGAAGCGATGGATGGATGGCTGAAAGCTCTGATTGCGGCGACATGCGCCCTAATCATTGCCGTCGGCGGCTACTTGGCGAGCATTGAATACAATTCAAAATACTCGACAAAGGCCACCAATGACGACCTCATCAAACGCAACGAGCAGACCATAAGGAGCTTTGACGCCGCCACTGGCCAGCGTTAGAACCCCACAATTCCGAGATCTGCCAATTCATCATCGCCCATTGGTGGAGCTGGCGGCTCCTCGCTGGCGTGAGCTTTTCTGTAGCCCTCTGAGCAGCAGGCAAATTCCCAGAGTGTGCATTCATCTATATCGCGAGGCGAGTATCCGATGACCGCGCCAGCGGCGAGATAGCTTGACCAGCGTGTCTTGCCATTCGGGAGCGGGTCTAGCTTTCCTTCGCCATCCCCGCCTGGGGCTCCCCCGGCTGATCGTCGGTCTCCCACATGATGAACTTGGTCAATATCGAAGCCGCAGGCACGGAAAGGCTATATGGACTAGAAACATCCATTGCGGCCTCAATTGCCTTTTGCGCATCGCGCTCAGCCATGCCGCCGCCCATCAGGCCAATGCGAAGCGTAGAGACGACGTCATCAATCTTCCATTGCTGCCCAAGCAGGCGCATTAAGATGACGGCAACGCCAGCGTCGCAGCGCTGTTCCAATGCCCTCAGCTCCCCGATCCCCAGCCTGAACGGATGCTCTCCGCCAGGCCATATAATGTACTCACTGCCCCTCATGCTGCGTCCTCTTGTGTAAAATCTTCTGGAAAGTTGAGATAGCAGTTGCCGACGCCCCACGCCGCCACGGCAGCGTTGTCATAGGCAAGCGCCGCATTGCGCGGGTCCGCGAATAGCCCGATGTGGCCGTAGTCTCCATTTATGCGAAGCCTAGCGGCCCATTTACCGGTTGACTTGTGAAACGACACGCCCTTGTAGGTATTGCGAGGAAGGGCGAAGCGAACAGCCGTAACCAGTTTTACTAGTTCGTCCTCTGTGCGTCGCCGCCCTGGCTTACCCTTCTTTGACTCGCTCATCTTTAGGCGAGTCTCCTCTGTGTGGGTCTTGCCCGTGCTGGCGATGCGAAGCTTTTCTCGCTGCTCTGCGCCAATAATCTGGCCCTTGCGAGCCAAGCTCATTTTTGCCCGTGCCTCGTCACTCATTGGGCCGCGAACTATGCCTTTCATTGACGCACTCTTTTTCGCGCGCGTTTCTTCGCTTTGGATCTGCCCAGACGCGCCGTCTCCGCCGTCCGTCTTGTTGATCAGCAGGCCGCCCATCTCGCGGCGACCGTACTTTTCGATCAGTTCGACTTCATAGGCGTGCGCCTGAGACTCATGGATAAACCAGTCGACAATTTCGACTGAACATCCGCCCTCATCATAGATTTCTCGGAATTCTTTTGATCGACGCGCTAGACTTACTTCGTAAGCCCTGCGGTCCCTGCCCTTCCCAACGTAGAAAGGGGTGCCAGACGCATCGCGCCAAATATACGTGTAGAATTCCATCGCGAGTATCCCTCTCACTATCCAATGTAGGCGCTTGGCAGGCGGTTGGATGACCGCTTTTCGGGAGCTACCCTAGCCAAGCAACTGGTATATAGTCGGCTGACCGCCTATAATCAACTCTGAGTTAGGAGATCCTGGCAGTACGCGTCGGGATGCCGTCGAACTGAATATCGAGCTCGGCAGTGACCTTCGTGCCGCGTTCGGCGGCGTTATTGATCGAGGCGAGGTAGGCGGCGCCAGATTCGTATTCGGTGTCACCGATCGCCGCATTGACGTGGTGAATACGGATGTTCTTCGGCTGTCCGGCACCCCACCAATCAAGCAGAAGCTCGTGCGACTGCGAAGCCCATACGCCAGAGGCGGAAACCGTCACTTCAGACGACTGAACGGCGCGCTCTACCTGCGCAGGCAAAGACTCGTCGTCACACGACGGAACCTCGGAAGTCTGCATGTTGTGCTGGCGATTAACGCCTCTGGAAGTCAGGCCGCAGATCTTGCTGTAAACGCCGCTACCTGCGGTCACCTCGACCTCAAGTACCATCTGATGAAAATTAGCTGTACCCGCATATGCCATTTGGTTTTCCTTTCACGGCAAAGAAAAACCGCCGGGTGGTTGCGGCGGTTCGCTAATGCACTTGTTGTTTGTGTGTGTTAGGCTGCCATTTGATATTTGGCGCCCTTGCTCATGTTATCGGAGCCCCATAATGGCTGCAGGTTGTCTAAGCACCATGCCATCTTGAATTGCTCGCATTCTGGAGTTTCGTATTGGAATGAAGCTAGCGGCCGCTCATGATCGATGTGCCACTCGCCATAATTATCCCAAGACATTCCGTCGACAAACTTGCGCTCGAGATGAGTTTTCAGTTCATCAATCGAGTAGCCGAGGATCTCGAAAGTCCTCTTTCCTGCTTTTTCGCTTCCGCCTATAGCTCGGCGAACCGCTGTCCGCATTGTCCACTCAAGATGTCCCTGCGGAGTTGACCTCTTGATATCGTTGTATCGTTTGGCGGACGCGCGCACCTTGTCGCGATTGTCGTCCGCCCATTTCCTTGAGCGCTCAGCGCTGACTGTCTTGGAACATGGCTTGCACACAATCTGCTTTGCGTGTTTGCGCTCAAATCCGTCTCCGCACCTGTCGCATGAGACTGTAAAACCAATAATCACTGGCTGGCGGCGCACAGAGTCATATGCGCGCTCACGTTCACGCCTGACTTCAACGCTGCAATCATCGCAGTATTTATGCGTCGCACCACCGTTGCAGGCGGCGACAACGCCACAGCGTTCACAAGTGTAATTACGAGTTGGCTTCCGATTTTTGGAGCGATATTCAGCATTAGTCACCTCCTTGCGACGACACTTGCAGGAGTCGCAATAGAGACGCTTTCGGCTTTTGGTGGAAATCGTTTCTCCGCAATCGGCACAGCCGATCACGATTTCGCTCATCGGAGCCCTTGTTTTCTTGCTCATAAAACCTCCAGATATGTGAGTATACCTAGTGTCGTTTTACAAATTTGTCAAGTTTTCGTGCTGGTGGCTTTGTTAGCGTCGCCCGCCCTGTAGAAACCGCGTATTCGACGAAATCTCGAGGCCACGATTGCGGCTCCGCTTTCGGCTTAGCGTTGAAGCTAAACTTTGATCGAGGCCGGCTCCAATTCACCTCTTGATGAACCATCATCCACGCCATGCGTTCACCCGTCATTCTGGCTCTTCGATGCTGGCCGTTACGCTCGCCACGCCATGCGTTGTGAGCCCGTCGGAGTCGGTAAAGACGCGTCGAAAATCCACGCGGATTTCTGCCAAGGCGTTGGCGGTGAGCGTCAACTCAGCTTCGTGAAGCGCGCGATAGATCAGATCGACGATGTTCTTCGCCTCGACCTGCCCGACAGCTTTGCTCCACACGTCCAACTGGAACGAGTGGGTGCCGCTGACAGAGCAATCGGCACCGTCATCAACCACATCAGTAGGTCCGAAGCTGATGTAGGCAGTCTTGTCTTTGTAAGGGTCGGCAGGCACGCGATCGTAAACCCCGCCAGCCAAAGCCATGATAGCGGTCGACGCGCGCAGCGTGTCGTATAGGAGCTTTTGCAGCTCAGCCTGTGCGCCCATCAATCAGCCTCACCTTGCGTCACCGGCCCAACGAATTTGATCGCCTTTTTCATCTCGCGCTTGATGCGAGACTGAATGCGTTTCTTGAGGGCGCGATATGATGGAAAGAAAAACGGATGCGCTCTGGTGCCAGGATGGCCGTGGGCGACGCCCTTGAAACTCTTGTTGCCGCCGCCGGTCGCTACATTGTGTGGAGCGGTACCGAACTCGACAAAAGCCGCGTAATAGGCTTTGGCGTTGCCAGCATAAACGGTTATGCGGATGCCTCGCTCATTGGGATCGCTTTGAGCGATAACTGCAGAGCCTGCCGGTGCGGCTCCCCATGTCCAGCCAATGCTGTCACGAAGGTCTCCGTCATCGACCGGTGCCAAGCGCTTCATCATTTTGACGAGCTCTTCGGCGCCGGCTTCCATTGCGGGCCTAGCGGCCGCTTCGACGCGCTTGGGCAGCGCGGCGACAGCCTTCTTTAGTTCGGAAACGCCTTGAACCATCTACCGGCCGCCTTACGCTCGCCCTACGGAACAACCCCGCGCTCGCAGAGGAGATCAATCCACTTATTATCGGTGGATGCCGTGACGTCTCTGATCGCGTATTCGACATTGGTGCGGGTATCCGTTACCCGCCAATCTGCCGTAATGCGCCTCGTTGCAGTGTGCGATCGAACGCGGATGACTTGCAGATGGCGATTTTCGAGCCTGGCCGCGATTACAGCCTCGCCGCCGCGCAGATTGATGTATTCCGCAGCGTCTTGAAACTGCTCGATCCACCCGGCGACAGTGTTGCCGTATCCGTCATCCTGCTCGTTCCGTACAGCAAAGGAGACGCGTTCTTTTAGCGCGCCCGCAGTCATCACGGGCTAGCCACGCCGGAGTACTGAACATCAAGGTTCAGAACGGTTGTCGACGCGGCCAGACCCATGAGTGTGAAGTAGTCGCCGCCGGTGATGTCGGCAACAGGGCAAAGTTTGCCGGGTGTGTCCGAAAGATAATAGGCGGTCCCGGCTGTGAGCACGGCGCCAACAGTTACCTGCGTACCGGGCATGGCGACCACGACGGGCTGATTGAGGGCAGCGCTGTTGAGCGCCATGCCAATATTGCCAGTCAGGCCACGCGCCTCAGCGGCTGCAGCATCGCTGTCGGCGAGTTGCCATTTGCCGGTCGTGGTGGAGTCGAGATAGACGATGTCGCCGGCTGCGATAGTTGCACCAGCGATGCCTGTTTTTGTTTGCGCGCTTGCGCCAGCGACCACATTGGCCGCCGTGATTACGATGTCTGCCATGGAAAATTCTCCTGCGGCTTAGCCGCGTCTGTGGTTGCAAAGCAGCGCGTCAAACGCAGTCCAGCCCGGCGGCGCGTCGTTCTCGCGCTTCTCGTAGGCTTCGGCGATCCAAAGCAGCATTGCGTGTTTGATGGATGGAGGCAGCGCGGTATATCCAACAACGGCAGTCAAAGTGATGCGCGATCCATTGCGAGGGACCGGCCACTGCTTGCCATAAGCGGGTTTTATTGATGCCTCTAGGCCGTCAAATCGCCCCTCAAAATCGCCTGGAGCAACGGTAGCATCCGTGCCATCGGTGGCGACGTACGCGATTGAGGTGACCGACTGCACCGGCGCCATAGGAAGCCGGCCAAAATCGCAGAAGGCGTCGCATTTCACTTCGACTGTCTGCGTTGCCAGTGGCGTGTTGCAGTATCGCTCGACATAATCTCGTGCCGCAGCGATTAGCGCCTGAAAAAGTGCGTCGTCATCATTATGAAGGACGACACACTGACGCTTCGCCTCCTCGACGGAAACGGGATCAGTCGGCGCCTGCGTCACCTTCTGCGGATACCACATTCGCCTTGCCCTTCTTGCGAGCCGGCGCTGCGACCGGAGCATCATCAGCGTCTGCCTTAACGGCGAAGCCTGCATCAACGATGCGTTCGGCCTCGGCGTCATCAAATTCGTGCTCGTCGCCAGGCGCCAAGTTGAATTCTGGGCCGGAAAGACCGGCAGTCATTTTCAAAAGCATGTCGCCTCCTGAAAAGAGAGGCGGGCCAGCCTAAGCCAGCCCGCCGTTCGATTAAGCCTGAATCAGATACTTAACGGACGCCGTGTCGAGCAACTCTCCGTCGAAGCGGATGAGACCGGCGATGCCGAGATCCGGCCAGAAACGCTCGCGCAGGACGCCGATAACCGGAGAGCCAACCTTGCGGACCCAGTACTTGCCGAGATCGCCGAAGAGGATGGTCTTGTTGCCGGTCGCAATGTTCGCCATCGCCTGGTTGATGACGTAGCGATAGCCAAGCAGAGTGCCGGGAGCGCCTTCCTTGACGTTGCCCATCTGCCAGAGGTAGTTGCCCTGACCGTCCTTCAGCTTGCGGATGGCCGCCAGCGTCAAGTCGTTGAACATGAAGCTGACCTTCGGCGAGATGCGGTATGCCGGGTCAACAGCGTGCGACAGGTCGATGATTTCGTCAGCGGCAATTGCCGTGGCCGAGACAGCTGTCTTGCCGAGGGTGGAGGCGGTCACGATGCCGTTCGGAGCGCTCGAGCCCGTGCCGGTCGTCAGCTGTGCGTTGGCGAGACGGCCGAGACGTTCGCCGAGCAGGTCAGCAAGCAGCGATTCCATGTTGAAGATGGAGTCCTGCGCGAGCTGCCAAGAGAACTTCACGAACTTCGTGTTGAAGTCGTAGGCCTCGAGCTGCTTCTGGCCGAAGACCGCGTCGGCAGAACCGTCGTCAGTCAGCGCCGTGCCTTCCGTGCCCTGGACGCCAGTCTTGCTGGTGTCGTCGGTCGTCGGGATCGGCAGTGCGTTGCCAGAAGTCGTGTTGAGTTCGCTGACGATGCTGCCATCGTACATCGGACCCCATGCCTTCATGGAGCGAACGAGCATATTCTGCAGTTCGACCGGGACAGTGTAACCGCCAGCGGCGTTCGTGCCACCGGTCTGGATACGCTGTTCGATGTTCTCTGTGCCTGCGCGCAGAACCTTGCGCTCTTCGCCATCCAGGGCGTCAAGCGAGGCGCCGTTGGCGAGGAACTTGAAGAATACTTCGCGATATTCGGCCTTTTCGCCGGTCTCGGAACCAGCGGCTCGGTCTTCGCCAGCGGCGCCGGGACGCTTCTTGGCGCGCTCTTCATCCTGCCGAGCAGCGAAGCGTGCTTCGAGTGCGGCCTGGTCTTCTTCGCGCTTGATGTTGCGCTCGACGCGGTCGAACTCTGCCATGATAGTGTCGTGGCGCTGTTCGAGCTCGACGGAACGGGCTTCGTCGGTGTTCTTTTTGATTTCGTCCAGGGCGGCGCGGGCTTCCGTTACGAGACGGCCGCGCTTTTCCTGCAGCTCAGTGAGAGTCATGCAAGTCTCCAAATGTGGTGTGGGTTGGTGCTATTGGCAGGACGTCTGTCCGGCCCTCCGGCTGGCGACCGGGTGACTACGCGACGTCCTGCCGGATGCCGCGAATCTTTTGTTCCATAGCCGCCCGCTTCTCAGCGATCCGGCGCGCAGCCGCGGCTGCGTTTTCAGCCTTGCGGCGCTCCGCATCTTCGCGCTCGCCGCCCTCTGCCCTCGCCGCCTCTAGCGAGCGCAGGCCTATGCTTGTTCCGCTGTAGGCCGGCGTGGTGACGATGGAAACATCGCGGAGCGACACCTTCTTCAAAGTGCGTGTCGGCGGCTCCTGCGTATCGTCCCACTCCTGTACGTCCGCGCGGAAGGCAAACGACATCTTGCTCAGGTCGCCTCGCTTCATCTTGCCGACGATTGCCTTGACGTCCGGATCTTCTGCATCGAGCATGGTCTCCATGTAGAGGCCGCGCTCATCCTCGCGCAGCGTCAGAGTCCCCGAGCTCGTCCTGGCGAGCGGAAGGCCATCGTGATTGACAAGGAAGACAACATCGTCGCGGCCGATCGCATCGCGAAACGCTCCGCGCTCGATAACTTCTCTAAAGAAGTTGCCTATATCCGTCGTCTCTCCGAATACGGCGGCATAACCGCTTACCTTGATGCCGCTTTCGTCTGCGCGGATCTCAGCCGGAACGCCGCCGCGCGTCTCAATTTCGCTAGTGCTTGTCATGCTGCTATAGCCTTGTGTTCGGCGTTGTCGTTTGCGGCTACCGGCAGATTGACAAAGCAATCTGGCCCATAGGCAGAGATCGCGGCAGCATCCCTAGCCCTGGCGGCGTCCTCTGGCGTAGGAAAGCGGCCAAGATTATTTCTTTTGCCATTTATGTTTATGTACGCGTGCCACATGCCGCGAGGCGCATCGAGGGAGACGCCACGGTACCCAGAGGTGTTATCAGCCCTCTGTGAAGATTTTTTCTTCGCAGATGTCATCCTATCGTACTCTTCGTCCGACAGTTTGTAGCCCTTGCATGCCTCGGATATCTTGGCTCGGGTCTCAGCCGAAACAACCTTACCCCGTTGCGCGTCGCCCATCCTTTTGCGAACCTCTGGCGTCATGGCCGCCCTGATGCCAGCAATTTTGCGCTCGATAACCTCCGGTCGACGAAGGGCCTCCTGAAGCCTTGCGACGACATCAGGAGTTGCTGCAGCCTTGGCTTTTTCGGAAATCTTTGCACGCACCTCCGGCGTCTTCCCCACCACGCCATCTCCACCGGATGTGCTATTCGTCAGGCGAGCACCACCTTCTAGATATTGAGCGATAATCTCAACCTCCTTGGTGGTGGCCTCCTCCCGAGAAAGTCCATCAAGCAGAGTGGTCATCAGGATTTCGCCGCCGCCATCAAGGACAGCCCTAATCCAGTTCGACTTATGTGTGCCAGTGAATATACGCTTGTGGTCGCGCAGCCTTCTTGATGGACGGCACGTTATCCCGACATACCTAACGACATCAGGTGACCGAGAGTCGGCCAACGCATAAACCATCCACGTATTTTTGGTCATGCGGCCTCGGCCTCACTGTCGTTGTTGTCATTGGCCGGCGGATTGGTCGGATTGGTTGCCGACTGCGACTGCTGTGATCCAAGCGGCACGGTTGCCCCTTGGATGTGAAGCTTGTCCGCCTCTGCGCCCTTGGCCGGCAGGTTTTCGAGCTTACGAACCTCGTCAGGAGTGCGGATGGCGTTCTGGATCGCGATGCCATAGCCTTCCATCCGGGTCTTGAAGTCGCCGCGGAGAAGTCCGTCGAGATTGTGCTCGATGTAGCGACTGCCCGCCGCCCGCCCGAAGAACTTCAGGTTGATCTCGTCCTCTAGCGCCTTGGCCCACTGGCCAATCAGGTGCTTTGTGAGGTGCAGATCCTGCTGCTCTACGTTGCTGAAGGTTGCCCTCGTCAGATCCTGCAGAAAGACCGGAGGCAGCTGGTAGGTCCGAGCGATTTCCTCGACCTGAAAGCGGCGCGCCTCGATCATCTGCCCTTTGGCCGGGTCAAGACCGACTGGAGACAGATCATATCCTGGCGGAATCGGGAAAACAGATTCCCCAGCACCCTTCGCAGCGTCGACCGAGCGCTTGATGTCAGCCTGGGCGCGCTTAAGCGCATCGCCATTCGCCGGCAGCGGCCCCTTCAAGGCTAATGGCGGAACGCCACCACCCGCAAAGAAGTTGGAGCCGTAGTCATTCATGGCAATCGCGAGTTGGATTGCCTTGGACGCCTGCGCGATCGGGCCGTAGTGCCTCAAACCACAGCTGCGCCGCATAAACGGCACATCAATGACGTCGGCCGCATCATACGTAATGCCACCATAGCCATAGGTAACCTTTAGGCCGACGCGTTTGATGGTCGTTTTCGTCGGATCCATCGGCCAAAGCGAATCCACGCCCTGCGGCGTACGCTCGATGTAGGCCAGACCGCGGCCGTGCGTGAAAACCTGTTGCCAGAACCACTGCCAGAACGCGAAAGAGCCAATGCCATCGTTAGGAGCGATGTTTACGACCGTTTCCAGCCGGCCGGTGATGCGCGTGGCGCCGGTTTTGGTCTCACGATAGGCGTGCCGCGGTAAGGCGGCCAGCGTGCGCGACATAAAGGCGACAGCCGCCCAAACAGCCGGCACCGTCAGCGCGCTGTCGACCGTGATGGCCGGGAGATTGGCCGAATTGATACCGAAGAACGCCAGAAAATTGTCGGCGCTCACCGGGATGGTTGGATTCTCGATTGTCGTGCGAGTTTCCGGCGATTGTTCCGCGTTTCGGCGGCTAAACCAGTCTTTTAAAGCCATTATGCCGCCTTTGTGAGTGAAAATTCCGGGTCATCCCAAGGAGAGGCCGCCGGCTTTATCTCGACGATTCCATCAACAGCCGCGCCAACCGCCATCGCCGAAGCTACGGCCGGGTCAATGCGCACAGTGCTCTTCTTCTTTGAAAACCACTGATTGCCCATAAGCGGGTCGGTTTCGATCGCCACGCCCATCAGCGCACCCAGCAGGACCGGCGACTTTCTAAGCCGCACACGCTCCTCCAGGATCAGCGCCTCTAGCGCCGCGACGCTCCCTGGCATCCACAAGCCGAGCGGCGGTTCAAGGCCAGCGTCTTTTGCTGCTTGAACCTTGTCGTCGTCGGGCTTTGCGCGTTTCTTGCCGCCCTGTGGGTGGGCTACGGTCTTAATGCTGACGCCGTACTCGTCGAGCTCGGTTTCGAACTTGTCAAAAGCGTAACGGTCGAAAGCCAAAACGCCAATTCCGTGCTCGGTGTTAAGGCGAGCGAATAGAGCAGCAACATGATCATATCGTACACGTGCGCCCTCCGGAGCGTTGATGTAGCCGTTGTCCATCCATAGCCGGTAGGGCACATGGTCGATCTTCGACCGCTCATCCATGGTGTCGCGCGGCGTCCACGCTTCGATCCAAAGATCGAAGGTTGGCAAATCGACTTCCGCGCCGTCCTCTCGCATGACGCGCTTGGTGCCCGTCTCGACGACGAAAGCGGCCGCGGTCAAATCCTTGGCGCCAGACAAGTCGAGGCCTGCGGCCGTGATCTGTTTGCCCTTGTGTTCGGTGTACGGGTCGAAATCGACCATAACCTTTTCAAGGATGGGGCGCGGAATCCAGGCTGTGTCGGCTTCCGTCCAGACGCAAAAGTGCAGTCGGAGAATGCCGTTCCGCTTGGATGGGATGTCTTTCGCCTGGTTGACGACGCCGGCAAGGTAATCGTGCTTGAGCGTAACGCCGAAGAGCGGGTTGGCCTTCTGCCAGCACGTTGGATCCGTGAAAGGATCGTCATCTTTGTCGAGCGCGCAAACATATGAGAACGTCGTGTCGTCGACCACTTCACCAACGTAGGTGAAGTCATCATCCGGCGTCTGTGTGCCGGCCGCAACCTTGACGGCGTGCTGGTGTTCATCCCAGCAAATGGAGTTCCGATCGCTGCCAGAGTTCGTAATCATGAACAACAGCGGCTGTCGGCGAAACTTGAAGCCGCGCTCGAGCATTTCGATGACCTTGCCATCGGGATGCTCGTGGATCTCGTCGCACAAGGCGATGTAAGGACGTGGACCAGAGTGCGCGCCTTCGCGCGAGATGGGCCTGAAAAACGACCGCTTCTTGAGGTACGACAGATTCCAGATCGGGTTGCCGCCTGATGGCGTCAGCTTCGACTTAAGCGCCGGCGATTGCTCATACATCGCAACCGCGTCGCGAAACAGAACGAACGCCTGATCCTTGTTGGCGGCCGCAGCGTAGATCTCGGCCGCCGCCTCGCCGTCCGATGTCAGGCAATAGTGCCCGATACCCGCGGCCAGCGGCGACTTGCCGTTGCCTTTGCCTTCCTCGATGTAGGCGCGTCGAAAGCGTCGCAAGATTGCGCCGTCGGATTCAACTCGCTTCCATCCGAAGATGGAGCCTATCTTGAACTGCTGAGAAATGTGCGGGTGAAACGGCCGACCTTCGAACTGGCCGCCGTTCAGGCGGAGAACAGCCGGGAAAAACCGCAGCACGCGATCGGCAGCCTCAGGATCCCAGTGGATGCCGCGCGCCGGGCCATTTAGTCGGTCGTCTCGGTGCCGGCGGCACGCGTTGCGTACGTGCGGCCCAGCAATGATGGTGCCGTTGATCACGGCCTCTGCGTATTCGTCCACCGGGCCGGTCGGATATGGCGGATTGAAATGCGCTGGAACGCTAGTCGAAGAACTCGTCGGCCGGGTCTTTGCTTTCGCCATCAGGTTTTGCCCCAGCCTTCGAAGCGTCTGCAGGCGTCGCACCCATCTGGCCAAGGCATTGCCTAAGCAAATTCATTGCCTGCACGCCGCAGTCCTGACCGGCGATCATGCGTCCCAAAATGTTGCTTGCCGTGGCCACCAAAATCCGGTGACTGCTGTTGAGCCAAGGGATGTCGATGCGTAGCGTTTGCCACGCCTCCCTGGCCTTGTTCGTATCGGTGTCTTTAATCCAGTCGGGCGGATCGCCGAGATCGTCGGCCACAGTGGGCTCGTTGCGTTCTTCGAATTTCTTGCGTCTGACCGATGCCTGGCCAGTTACCTCGGCCTTAGCCTTTGGCGTCCTCGGCCTTGCCATAGCTATAATCCTTGACAAATTTGTTGAGACGCGGTGACGTCTCTGAATCATTCAGGCGTAGAGTCCTTGCTCCGCCACAATCCCCAAAGACCCCATCATTTGAATTGGAAAAATGTGCACGAATGGCCCACGCCGGTCCCTAGGCCGCGCAGCCCCAGAGATCCGACCCGCCCCTCCCAGGGCAACCTTTCATTATATCATTCATCGCCGCACCTGTCAACAACAAAATGCAATTAAATCACTTATTTATGTCGGTTTCTTCATTCATTTTGTTAGATCGGCCATCCATCCGGACCGTACCGAACTACCGTCTTGCCGTTGTCCTCTAGCTGGCCGCGAGAGGCGTGGCATGGCTTGCATGTGCTGAGGAATGGACCGAACCAAAAGATTTCTTCCGATCCGCGATGCGGAACAGCGTGGTGCACCTCCGTCGCCTCGGTCACCACGTCTTGCTCCATGCACCATTGGCACAGCGGATGGGTGGCTAGCTGGTGCATGCGAAGGCGCTGCCACCGTGCGGACTTGTAGAGCCGTCGATAGAGCGCAGCCTCTTCCGAGCGCGCATCGGACTTGGTTGCAGGGGTCGGACTTGAACCGACGGCCTTCAGGTTATGAGCCTGACGAGCTACCATGCTGCTCTACCCTGCTTGATTGGTCTGAATGGCAGGGTTCGAACCTGCGACCCCGTGAGCCCAAGTCACGTGCGCTACCAGTCTGCGCTACATTCAGATGAAACCGAAAGCGGCCGCTCAACCAATTAAGGGAGCAGCCGCAGGGATCGCCTGTCGCCGAGGAGGAAGCGCCAGGCAATGAATGCCGCCAAGGTCCGCAATGCGGCGCGTCAAGGCAGGCAATAGATGGGGATGGCAACGTGCACCACGTTGGGGCGTTAAGCGCTGCCGTTATCCATCCCCGACGAACACTGGTTTACAACGCCAGCCTCGCAGATGAAGTTGATGTGGGCATATCGCCGATCGGCAGCGGTTCGCGCTACCGCTGCAACACATCAATAGTTACCCAAAGCTCAGCGGCTGCAACGCAGTGCAGCATGGCGATGGGTCCGTCGCTAAGCGCACGGAGCGGTGTGGGGCGCCGCAACTACGTTGCGCTACCCCTTCGCTCTACTCTCCCCGAGAGTGGAGAAAGTCAGATTTCCATCGAACAATTTGCAGTCCTTGCCAAATAAAGTGCATCAGCAAGATTATCGTTGGCTGCAACCAGCAAACGCTTGCCGGCTTCGATGGCGTACTGACCTTTGAAGCCTCTGGCCTCTCCGATCTGCTTTAGGCTGCTGGACTTAACCGCAAGCGTGAGGATTTTGAAATGTTCGTCAGCCATCTTGCCGACGGCGCTAAGCCATTCCTGGCGCTCCTCGCGCTGGCTAACGATATCCTGCCACATAACAGAACCGCCGCCTGCACAGGTTGTCTTCTGCATGCCGAGGAAACTGTCAGCAATCTTAGCTGAGCCGCACGGCAGACCGTCTGGGCACTTGGTGAATGTGACCTTGCTCATGTCTGTGTTGGCGTATGCCTTTGCCAGTTCAGCCTTGGCCTCGTCGTGATTGATCTTGATGCGCTCGCCTTTATGGCGTCTACCTGTGATGTAGCGCGGCTTCCTGGTTCCAAGCATCACGGCGAAATATTCGTTACTGTCCGAGACCTCTTGTGGGTTCTCGTCGCCGCCCAATGCTACATCCACCTTGTCGCGGCAGCGAAGCATGGCCCCTGTTGGCATGCGGGCCGAATATCCCTCAAGCTTGCCGTCAATTGTGAAGCGAAACGCTTTTTCCGTCTGCGTGCCGTCGCTGAACCGGATCCGTCCGATCCTGATGACCGGACCGTTGACGATGTGAGTTTTGTGCTCAATACCGTCATACGTCGACATTTCCGTCGTTGCTTCGCTGCGCTCGATTTCGCCAGTTTTTACGTTCTTCATGATCTCGGCGACCGATGGAGTGACCAAGCGCTTGCGATCATGCTTAAGGTCAGAGACCTCTTCGGGATCGTTGTCATTTGCGGCAACAACGGTCCAATTCGTTTTTATAGGCTCCGGATCGTGATCCTTTGCCAATACGTATGAACGAAGCGTATCAAGCTGCTCCGCCAGTGATCCGTGTCTTGCCATAGTCGTCTCCCGCATGTGGTGGTAACTACAATATGGGGCCAACCTACAAAAATAACAAATTTGTCAAACGCCGCAGGCGCGCTTTGTGGCTTGCTGTGTCGTCCGCAAATAGACGCGCAGGCCGTTGATCGTCGGCTGCGAGACATTGGCGCGCTCTGCGTCGTCCAGCGCCTGCCATGCGTATGCCTCGATGTAACGCGACAGCGTGCAGTCCTTGCTGACAACGGCCTGCGCATTGGCAGGCGTGGTAAGGGCGGCTACGGCAAAAGTCGCGGCGATGGCGGATGCAAGAGCAATTGATTTCATGACTGTCTCCTCTTCGTGGTGATGGTTGCGATGGTGCTAATTTAACAAACTCTACAAATTTGTCAAGAAGCCGATAAACAAAAAAATACGTATTACGTGCAAATATCCCTTGCACGTAATACGTGGTTATGCGACAACGATCTTACCGAAGCAATCCCGCTTCGGCAGGACTAGGAGGCCACCATGAGCGTTAAGCTCACCTTCCAAGTCCGGTTCGGCAAGTGGAGACTGACAATCTCCATTAGCCGATAACTGGGGGCCGGAGGGGTAGCAGCCTCTCCGGTTCCCAAGATATAGCAAAACAAGGGGCCGCTTTCAATGTTCGATCTCAAGGCTCAAAGGCTGAGCCTCAACCTCACGCAGCAGGAAATGGCGCTGGCCATGGGAATGCCGCTGCGAAGCTATCAGGACATCGAGTCCGGCAAGAACCCCGTTCGGCCCGTTCATGAGGCGGCGGCCAACTATGCGGCCTACGTCATTCGCACCAAGGCCCGAGTGAAGGGAACGAAGCCGCCGCATTTCTTCATCGTCCGGTTCAAGTCGCACGAAGGCGAATGGTCACATACTTGGTCAGTCTATGCCGAAGACTTCGCCGACGCCGTCGAGAGGTTTTACAATTTGGCTCGTGTTGACAGGACGGCAGAGATCCAAATCAAAGGCGCCTTGAATGGCTTCATACCAAACCACTCGGTCAATCACGCCGAGGCGGTGCTAGAGCACCGCGATGTGCCTTGGCCGGACTGATTGTCGTTCTCGGCCAGCCAGCCGCGCACTAGCGCCACGGCTTGCCGTGCCGCGTCTCCTTCTGTCTCCGCCCTGATCACCGCCTGCCATGCGAAGCCCAAGGCAGCCAGCAGAGCATGCCGCTCACGCTGGTCTTTGCTGACGGGCGTCTTAGCGGCCTTGAACTCGATCAAGCCAAGGCGGCCGCCGGCTATATATAGCCGAAGGTCATGCTCGCCGGCAGCAAGCCCCGTAGCCTTCGCCTTGACCTGCTCACGCATCGATCTGCGTGCCGCATTGAAGTCTCCTGCCAGGGTGAACTTGCCGGCGGCGGCGTGTTCGACGTCGGCTGCATATTCCGGCACGCCACGAAGAGCGCGCACCGCTGCAGCCTGCAAGACCCACTCCTCGATCGCCGCAGGGGCAACCGTCACCTTGCCGCTAGCGGAGGTCTTGATGACGACGCGGGCGCCGTTGATTCTGGTTGTTTGCTGGGTGGACTTGGATTTTTCGTTTTTCACGTTTTTTTACCCTCGAAGCCCATACACACCATACATACTGTAGAAGTATGTATGTGTATGTATGGATGGAAGCTTGTTAAATTGTATGTCTTGTATGGCTGTATGTATGGCTTGTATGGATATTAGATTATTCTAATAAATAGACCCACTCTCCGACTTCGGCTATTTTCCTCGTTTCCAGTAGGGTGTCCTTTGATCTCTTGAACTGCGCCTGCATCGTTCCCTGCTTGGTTCCTGATGGGCTTTTGGCATAGCAAGCCATCCGCCAGTCAGCTGTCTTCATGATCATGATATCTTCGGGATAGTATGGCGCACCTGGCGACTCGGTGCCGCTCGATGCCAGCAATTCTGAGAGGACGGCAAGCGCTGCATTTGCCTGTTTGGATATAGCTTTTTTCACCATGGCCGACCCATCTGGCTCACCATCCGCAGGCACCACTACAGGCGCCGTAGTTGGCTCCCCGTCTTCGTCCTGCCCGATGTCAACGGATTGCATGGTGAAGGCTAACACGTCGCCCTCCTCGCCATCGTTGGTGCCATCGCATACAAGTCGATGCTTGTTGCCATCCTTCTTCACCATGAACGAGGCGTCGACAGCGCCATCAAGGTCGATGGCGCCCTTCCCTCGCTCGCCGCTCCATGCGCTGTGATGGATCGCCGTCACATGCGCCTTTGTTTCCGCCAGGATGTGATCGCAAGACTGCACAAACCTGGTCATGTCCTTGCTGGCGTTTTGGTCGCCGGCACCGAACACACGAGTAAGGGTATCGATGATAACCCAGACGCAAGGCATGCCTGTGATGGTTTCGGCCTCGCGGATCGCCGCTATCAGGTCGTTGGCGTCCTTCAAGTCCTTGGTGAAGTCCAGCCGTCCACCGACCACGAGAAGCGGCACATTCTGCACTTCATGATGCTTGCGGAACGCCATCATGCGCCGCTCCGTCAACTTTTTGCGCTCGGCGGCAACATAGATCACCAGCCCTTGCTTCACCTTCTTTCCATGCCAATCCATGCCCGCCGCGATGTGGCAAGCAAGATCAGTCGTCACCACGCTCTTGCCTGTGCCAGGCAGGCCTGAGATTGTCGTGAACTCACCAACACCAAGCCATCCCTTCAGGATGGTCTCCTTCGGCTTGCCTTCTTCGATTTCGTCGAACCATGTCAGTTCGAATCGCTCTTTCTTGCGTGGAGCTGCCGGCGCCCGTTCGGCGGTCGGTGGCTCGCTGATGGCGTCCATTGCCGCGGCGGCCTTGGCCAGCTTGTTCGCCACCATGCGCTCTGTGTCGATGGATGGCGTATTGTCATTATCGAATTCGCGGTCAGGTATCTGGCGAGGCGAATTTGCCGTCTTGTCGAGTCCGCGCTTGATTTTATCCATGCACTTTCGCTCGCCGTCCGTGCCGACGAGGCCATTGGCTCGAGCAGCATCGATCAGACCGGCTTCGGCGTCTGCGCGGGATATGTGGCCGCCCGCTACCAATTCACCAATGGAGCACGCACTGGAAAACAGTTGCTGGCCGCGTTGCCCCTTGGGTGAACTGGACAGTTTGTCGAGCTCCATCTCCATGGCGCGCGAGGCGTACCTAACCGCCCCTGTGTTTGTTTCTGGCTGATAGGTGTATTCGCGCGGCTGAGTTGGGGCAGGTGCCGTGGTCTTTGGCAGCACAAGGTCTAGAAGCCATGCGGGAGCATCTGCGAATTCAGGCATATCCTGGCTGTGGTGGTCAATCCACTCGTAGCGCCGGCCGTCTGCCATGACGCTGCCGGGTCCGACGATGTATCCAGCTTCCCCTCGAGTGTCCACGCCTGGCGCTATAGCGGCTCTGTTTCTCACGCCATCAACATGCTTGAAGAAGATGTGCGTGCCGCCGTTGGCCGTCATGGCGCGGGCAGTATGTGGCAATGGGCCGTGGATCGCCTCCATTTCTGCCAGCCACGTGTGCCCGTCGCGGTCGCCGTGCCTGTCCAGGTCGAGCACCCAGCCGCCTAATTTTTCACCCGTCGGGATGCCAATGACGGCGTTAGGATGACGATCGCCAAACCAGATATCAATGATGCGTCGTGACGTGGTCGCATCTTTCAGGCCATACGTCGTGTACGGCGCCTTCTCGGCGAATTCGATGAGCTCGCCAGTGGAGTAATCAACGCCTTCGCTGACTTGCTCCCTGCACGGAAAAACGGCAATGCCCGCTGCAATATATGAGCGGGCGATATCAACTGGCGCCCTGTCTGTCGAGGTGGGCGGGACTTTGAAGTCTAGTTTGGCCATTAGGCGCTCCTTATGGCTGAAGAAATATAGTCGATTGCGTCAGTTGGCAGGATGGAGAACCATTCCCCGTTCAGTCGCCTGGATGCAAAATGCTCGTGCGCTTGCCGTTCGACTGATATTGCTGCGTTGGTTTGGATGGCCGCGTCCAAAGTCAGCTTATGCGGGCTCGACGTCGATAATTGAGCAAGACGCTTTTGCGGAGAATTCGCTATCCCGATCTTGCATAGCGGGCTGGACGAATCCAAACACGAAATGACGTAGACGTATCGCAAAGACAACCGGATCGGCTTCAAAGTGGAAATGTGAGCAATTCTATCCCATGCCCACCTCGCTATCCGCTTGCCGCTGCTGGTGTGGATTTCAGAACGATCTAAAGCGCCTAATTCGCCAAGCAGATAAGATATCGCGCACCGGCCCTCCTCGCTGTCGTTCAGTACCAGTTGAAGCGTCTGTCCTCCGTCGACTGCCCGAATCGTCAAGGCGCCATCACTTTCGGACGCTCCAGTGATGCATGCCTGCAAGACAGGCTCGCTGGGTTTCTTTGTGGGCATTTTTCTCCTCAATGTGGTTCGTGGCCTTGCGCTGGTGAAGCGCCCCGCCTATCTTCGGAATTGCAGATGCCGAATCGATAGCCGCCCAGGAGGCGGAGAACTATGATTTTGACGTATCTGCAAACTGCCAACGAGATCGCTGGCATCCTCTCCTTCTTCATCCTCATCTACACGCTGGTGCGCTAGAACGGCGCATCCTTTAGCGCCTCACGCAACCGCGCCGCCGCGCCAGACCACGCCGCCTTCACGAGCATGCGTCTGTCGAGCTCGTCATAATCATCAAGCGCAACTCCCCATAGTCCGCGCTCCTCAATCCACTCGCCGACCGCCTCAACGCCACCATCCAGGGCGGCAAGCTCGTAGTCGTCGAGCCGGCGGATTTTCTTGTAGTCGTCGATCGCCACGATGCACCTCCGGCAAAGATATTGGGTGTCTCCCTTGGTGTGGTTGATGCCCAGCGCTACGGCGCGCATGCCGCAGCAAAAACACGTGGTGGGATCCCCGGCGGCGTCAACCGTCGGGGTGAAGGCGGTTTTGGGTATGGTGCTCATGCCGCTACCGTTGCCGGCACGTTGTCGTTTGCCGCCGCGAACAGGTCTGCCACCGGCTGATCTTTCGTGCCGAGTGCAGCAATGTTCTTCACAGCCTGGCGGAAATAGGACGGCTTAAGCTCGAAGCCGATGCCCTTGCGGCCCATCTCGACAGCCGAATAGACCTCACTGCCGATGCCCAAGAATGGCGTCAGCACTGTTTCGCCCGGCAGGCTCCACAGATCGATGCATCGCTCGATGACGTCGAGTTGCAGCGGCGAGATGTGTTGTTCATCTTGCTCGTCTCGGCCGCCGCGGTATTGCAGCGTGCGCGTTTGGCGAATGTCGCTCCACACCGGCGAGGCGTAGCGCTGCCAGACGAACACGGATCTCCATTGCTCAAAGCTCCACGGCGTGCGGCCATCGGCAATCGTCTCCGCCGCGTGCCGATCGTACGCCTCGCGGCTGACGTCGAGACCGCCATCCTCTCCGGCCTGCGAGCCGACGAATGCGTCAAACATGCCGTCGACAGGCTCCATATTATCGCCCGGCTTGCGGAACGAAACGATATAATCGGCGAGCCCCTGCCCACTGATGCAGCTATCTTTCGTGACCTGCTTATGCAGCAGGCGGATCGATTTAGTGCGCTGTTGCGCGACGACCGGATCTTTCCAGATGCAAACTTCCGAATGGAAGATCCACCCGGCATCTTCATATGCGCGGATGATCTCGCCGCGGAAGTCACGCATGCCGATGAAGCCGTTGCGTCTCTTGCTGGTCGGCAGTTGCATGCAATGCACGCTGTGAATTCGGCCGGGCTTGGTGACGCGCAGCAGTTCCTGGATCAGGAAAGCATAATGCTCCCAGAACGCGCCGCCCTCATTGTTGCTGATGTCGCGATCAAAGCTCGAGAACTTATAGAGACCTTCGAATGGCGGCGAGTGAATGCCGAAGTGGACGCTATCGCCCGGCACGGCGCGGATCAGCTCGCACGAGTCGCCCTCGTAGATAGCGTAGTTGTCGGTGATTACCTGGTTTACGGCATTGACGCCGGCGGTCACGGAATTGGTCATTATGCGGCACCTCCTAGCCATGTCGGGATCTGCATCGGGATTTTCGGATCGTAGTTAGCCTTATCGCGCGCCTGCGCATTGATGGCTGCTTTGGTGATGTTGGCTGTGTGCAAGACCATGGCCGCGGCCATGCGGTCGGCGTCAGCCTCCTTGCGTTTGAGGTTCGCTACAACGGCGCCCTCGGTCTCGGCGGCGATGAAATGCGCCGTGACTTCGTTCTGCTGACCGAACCGCCAGAAGCGGCGCACCGCCTGATAGACCTGCTCGAAGCTGTCATTGAGGCCGACAAATCCGGTATCGGCGCAATGCTGCCAGTTCATGCCAAAACCAGCGATCGACGGCTTTGTGACGAGAACGCGGATTCGACCTTCGCTGAAGTCGATCAACTTCCGCTCTTTGACGTCTTCCTTGTCGGATCCTCGCACTTCGACAGCGCCTGGAATGGCGGCTGTCAGTGCTTCGCTCTCGGCGTTGAGATTGCACCACCAGACGAACGGCCGATCGGTAGGCGTTAGGCTTGCCGCGTGCGCGACACGGTCGCCGACGCTATCTCGGCGCGCCTTGATGCGCTCCTGCAAGGTCGACGCGCGACCGCCGACCAGATCGACGTTGTCAGCAGACATTGTCACCGTATGGTGAACTTGGTGGAGTGCCGGCAATTGGTAGGGGCCATCGCCGTATCCTAGGTCTGATGGCTTCCGGAGCATGACAGCCCACGACGCCATCCATCGCCAGAAGTCGTTTTCGGCATGGCCCTTCAGTCGCCACTTCTGCGTCTCGCCGCCATCGTGCGTGAAGAAGGTGGCGAGCATATCCGAATAGGACATGATGCCGAGGAATTCAGCGTGGTTGCCGAGTTCCATGAAGTCGTTCGGCGCAGGCGTTGCGGTAGCTGCCAGTCGGAATGGAATGCCGTGGCAAGCATCCACCAGTTCATTGCGGTAGTGGCCCGACTCGGACTTGAGAATGCTGCTCTCGTCGAGGATCACGCCGGCAAACCGATCGAGATTGAAATGCTCGATCTTCTGATAGTTGGTGATGTTGATGCCCGGGCCGCATTCGTCTTGGGATTTGACGTGGCGCGCCGGAATTCCGAACTTCTCAGCCTCCCGAACCATCTGCGCAGCGACGGCCAACGGCGCAAAATGCAGAATATCGCCCTGCGTTGCGTCGCCGACGGCCTGACCCCATGACAATTCCATGAGGCTCTTGCCGAGACCAGTCCCGGCGAACAGCGCAGCCCGGCCGCGCTTGAGCGCCCATGTGACGATGTCGCGCTGGAATGGGAACAGGACAGCAGGCAGTTCTGGAATCTCGGTCAGGCCAGTCGGCGGATCCAAGATCGCCTTTCTGGCTAGAAACTCAGCATAGGCGTCAGCCTGCGCCGATGGCGCAATGTTCATATTCATCTTGTCTCCTCAGACTGTGGTGGATCATCCCGCGCGTTGGTGGCGCGCGGAGTGGTGTATGTTATGGTAGCTTGCACTCAACGAAAGGCTGGCGATGACACCGTTTCAATCGAAGAAGCTAAAAAAATCATTCGCGTCGCGGCATGCATTTGTCGAAAAGCCGGAGCCGTTCAACGTCAAGGTTATGTCATGGCCGGCGCCATGGAAGGGATCGGACGAGTACATCAATTTCGCGTTCGATATCGGCAGGAAGATGAACGAAGAAATCATTCACCTTCGAATTCACAAGTCCGATTACTCTGAGATCATGAAAACCATGCTGGATATCGATCGCGAGGCCACGATCAAAGCGTTCGCCGAAGCGATACTTGCGGCGCCTGACCAGCCGTAGGCCATCAAGCCGCAACCTTCCGCTCGACAACGGCGAACCCCGGCACATTCCGAACTCCCGCGCGCACGACTTCCTCGGCGTTCTTCTGCGCCACGGCCAGCACTTCCGCCTTCGCGCGTGCCCATAGCCAATCCATGGCCGCCTCCTCATCCACCAGCGTCACGTCCCACACCGTGCGCAGCCCGGTGCCTACGGTCGCCGCCTTGTCGGCACGCTTCGCAGTCTTTTCCAGCTTCTTAGCGTCGGCCAGCAGTTCCTCCGCCTCTTCCCGCGCCGCGAGGTTGCCCGAGGACGCGCGAATGGCCTCATCTGCGGCAAGCTTAGCGGCTGCTGCTGCTGCGGCCACACGGGCAGCTTCCTCCGCCGCTGCGATGGCCTTGGCGGTGCGCCACGGCGTCAGCAGGGTGTCGAGCGTCGACTTGGCCATGTCCACCTTGCCTTTTTTAGGGGCAATATAGACGTTGTAACGGTCCTGGATCTCCTTGACCTTAACGTCGAGCGGCTTCTTCTCCTCGACGCGCAGCGCATCGGCGCGTTTGCCCGCCTCGTGGATTCCGTCTCTCAGTCGCTCGATCTGGTCGTGCATTTCCTGGCTGGTGATCGGCTCACCGTCGGCCCAATTCTTGGCTTCATCGAAGAGGTCTTCGATTTCCTGCTTGATGGCGTCGAATGGTGACTGGTTGTGGGTCTTGGGCGGGGTGGCGATTGCGGTGGGGTCGAAGGTGTTAGTCATTCTGCGGCTCCCACCAGCGAACGAAGGCGAGCGATGGACGGCTCGACATGCCCATTCCAGTCGCGGATCAGGTCGTCAGTTTCGTCGTCTAGGTTGATCTCGTCGAGGCGAGCAAGCAGGAACTGCGCCTCGCCAGTGATAGATCCGAGCCTCTCCCGAAGTGCGGCTACCTCATAAGCCAGCGCAATATGCAGGTTGTCTGGTCCGCTATCGCGGAATGCCGGCCATTCATCGCCATAGCGAAGCGCCTCCCAATTGCCGGCATTCTTCTGTTGAATCGTGTACTTGCCATCGTTCACGGTCACTGAAATCAGTCCGTCCTCGGCTCTTCTCTCGGTCATCATCGTCTCCTCACGTGGTGTGGTTGTCGCGCTGGTTGGGCGCCTATGATTTCGCCCAAAGGGCAACGTCATCAAAATGCACTGGCGTAAAACCGATGCTTTCTACTGACATGTCGCGGTGGAACCCCTCGAGCCCCTCAAGGTTGCCGTGGACATGCCCATGCAAATTCTTGGTGCCGTGCCGCAACTGGTCCAATCGCATCGGAATGTGAGATGCAGTGAAACCTTCGTCACGGAATTGCCGCCACAGCGCGATGCGTTGAAAGATCCCCGCTGCTGCAAGAGACGGAATGTCATCGTGATTGCCGACAATTAGGCGGATAGCGCCGTTGAGCTTCGGACGTACGCGCTTTGCATCTTCTGTCTTCCAAGCGAAATCGCCTAGGTGATAGACGAGATCCTGTGGTTTTACCGCCGCGTTCCAGTTATCGATAATCGCTTCTTCCATTTCGCTCAGCGACGAAAACTGTGGCCTGCAATAGGTGATGATATTGTTGTGACCGAAGTGGGTATCACTGATGAACCATACATTTCTTGCCGTCACTGGCGTCTCCTCACGTGGTGTAATTTGGTAGCTTCACCGTGGCGTCAATTTACAAATTTGTCAATCTCAGAACGGGATATCGTCGTCCAATTCCCACCGCTCCGCATAGCTGCGATTGTCGTTCGCAGGTGCCGGGACGTTGTCGTTGGCGGCGGTACGCGGCCCAACACGATGCGCCATGACATCGGGATATTTGGGATTGCGCGCGTAATCGAGTTGGACTTCTACCGTGTCGTCGAGCTCGCCCTGTCGCTCGAGCCATTGCAACACAGTGGAAGGGAACGGACGGCTGCCACCATGAGCCAACCAGTAGCGGTCAGCCTTGGTTTTTGGGTATCCCTTGTGCTCGCAGCACAGCCATTCATTTATCGATTTCATGCCCACGAGATAGGTGCACTTGACGGAGTCGACTTTTCCATCTTTCCCTGGGTGATGGCGGAAAGACCTCGATGACACTTCATACCAAGGCTTTTCCGTCGAAAGCACTGGTGTCTTGTCTGCGTGCGCCGTGATCTTCTCTTCCTCATTTGGCGGGAAGACGTAGCCGCAGCACTGGCATGTCATAATCGAGATCGGGATGAGCTCGCCGCAACCGCAATTGCCATTCACGTCTGCGGTATCCTGTGGGCACTGCTTTTTCGGTTGTTCGCCAAGGCCCTTGCCAGGCTCACGCGGGCGAATCTGATCGATTGGCCCGTGATAGGCTAGGTTGCGGCCGTGATCGGCAATGAGGCAATCGGTCTTGCCGGCGCAGTTGCGCGTTCCCCTTCCCAAAATCTGCACAAGCTTGCCAGGCGACTTAGTCGACAAGATCAGGCTGATGAAATCGACGAACGGGAAGTTTGTGCCAGTCGTGATCATTGAGACCGACGAAATCGCCCAATATTTGCCAGAGCGGAAGCCTTCGAAAATCTCCTTGGTTTGGTGGGAGTTGTCGCTGGTCAGTACGGCACACGTCCTGCCGTGCCGGCGGATGGCATCTGCGACGTGGTTGGCGTTCTCCTTACTGGTGCTGAAGAATAGCCCCGCCCGCCGTCCTTCAGACAGTACCATGTCTTCTGCGACAGCCTCTTCGATGATTCGTTCGGCTGCTTCGGAAATCTGGCCCGGGATATACTCGCCGCCGCGTGTGCCAACACCTTTGAGGTCGATCTTGCTGGTGGTTTTCTGGCTGGTGAGAGTCGTCAGGTAACCTTGCTCGATAAGCTCGCCGATGCCGATTTCATAGACGACATCATCGAAAAGCTTGAATTTGGCAGGTGCGCCGGCGGCAATAAGTTCGGGAGGCGTCTCATCATCATCCAGGTCATCGGTCAGCCGACCGGAATCCATGCGATAGTCGGTCGCCGTGGTGCCGCAGGTTCGGCTGTCCGGATTGCGGGCGCGAACATCCTTGAAGAACTTGCCGTACTGCGTGTTGGCGTTGCGTGAAATGGCGTGCGCCTCATCGACGATGACGAGGTCGATATCGCCCAGCAGTTCAACCTTATTCCACACGGACTGGATGCCGCAGAACAACACCTGTGCGTGCGCGTCGCGCCGCTTTAGGCCGGCGGAATAGATTCCCGCCGGCGCAAACGGTGACAGACCAATGAACTCCTTGAAGTTCTGCTCCACCAGTGGCGCCGAGTGCGTAACGTTGAGGATCCGCATGTCCGGATAATCGGCCAGCAACTCTTCTATCAGCTTGGCGATCACAAGTGCTTTTCCGGCGCCGGTCGGCAGAACGATCAAGCCGTTTCCGCCATCGTTGGCCCAATAGGCGTACAAGGCGTCTAGGCTGGCGCGTTGGTAGTCGCGGAGTTCAAGCATCAGGCGACATCCTTCTGTTTGGACGCCCATGCAGCCTTCCAGTCCAAGCTCCACCGAGTGCGGGCCTCGCGCACCGCCGTAACGCGAGCCTTGGCTGCGGCCGCCTCGGCCTCGCCCCGATCAGTCAGGAAATAGATCACGGCGCCCTTGCCGAATCCGATGCCGCTTGATTTGACCCATCCAGCGCGCACGCATTTCTTCCATGGCGCGCGCAACCACCGATCGCCCGGCTCCATCCGGCCGCAGAAGGTGCCGTCGGTGCGAACGAAGCCCGCCATAATCTGGTCAATATACGGGCTGTCTTTCGGAAGCGGCCGGCCCACCAGCTCCTCTGACCACGTCAGTTTTTTCTTCGCCATCATGCCGCCTCCCGCTTCGTCTTCCGCCGCAGCGCCGTCAGTTCCTTCTCCTCAATCTGGCGAACGCGTTCTGCGGTAACGCCCAGGTCGGCGGCGATCACCGGCAAGGTCTCGCCCATGGCGCGACGAATGACCACGTCACCACCGCGCTCGCTCATGGCGGCCAGTGTTTGAGTGAGCTCGACATGATCCATCTGTGTCGGCAATGTGCCGCGCATCGCCATCAGCCTGCCTTCCGGATCATCGACAATCGCCAGGCGCCGCCGGGTCGCATCGCGCCGCAGGCTCAAGACGCCGCGCATGCTCCAATACATCCAGTTGTAAAAACCACCATCCTCGCGGTAGCCGCGCCAGTTGCGCAGGCAATAGATGATCGTGTCGGTGACCAGATCCTCTCGCTCCTCGGCGTTACGCGTCAACTTGCGCGCCAGAGCCTCGAGGCCACGCTTATATTGCATGATGCGCGCGTCGAACTCCGGCGGCCGGCCCTCGGGGTTGTCATTCGCTGCTGTGTACTGATTGCTCATGCTGCCACCTGCATCAGACGGCCGCGTGCCAATTCCCGGCGCTGGCGCATTGCCTCTCGAGAGATGCCGCGTTCTCGCCCCATGTCTGTTAGCGTGTCGCCCATGGCCTCGCGAATGACCGCCTCGCCGTCGGGGATGGTGGAAAGCAGCGACAACACCCGGGACAACGTCGCTGCGTCATCCTGGTTCTGGATGGCACCAACGCGGTAAGCCGCAGTCTCAGGCACGGTGACGCCGCAGCGCATGGCCTGCCGAGATTTGCGGATGTGGTTGCTGGCCGCTCTGCGGAGGATGATCTGCGCCCAGGTGCGGAACGTGCCCATGCGGCAACGATCGGCAAGGTGGAGCATGTCTGTCAGTGCATCCTGCAGAAGGTCTTCTGCGCGTGGGCCGGCCATATATTTGGCCTGGCGCTTGAGGGAGGGAAGATATGCGGTAAGGGCGGCGTCGAAGCCGGGTGGCCGATCGGTCATGGTTGTCTCCTCTTGTGGTGGTGATTGGCTGGTGAGGCCCGTATTAGTTGTCGTTTGCGGCGATCATATTTTTAGCACTGTCTCGTCGGTTGCGGCGTTGCTCCTGCCCAGTAGCCCACCTGCAGTTGCTTGGCTCGTAATTTCCATCGTTATTGATGCGATCCAGCGTTAATCCGTGCGGCCGCTCACCCATGTCCTCTAGAAAATTGTCGAACAGGAACCATCTCTCGCAAACGCGTATGCCCCTGCCACCATATCGCTCGTAGTGAAGTTGATTTGAGTTTGTGCATCTCTCAATCATTCCTCGCCACGAGTTATAGGTCTTTGATGGCCCACCCTGTCTGCTCGCGTTCCCGTGCGTTGCATTAGCTGCCGTTGGTCCTGCCAGCATACATCCACAAGACTGAACGCCTCCATATCGAAGGTCGCTGGTGCTTCCGACGGTGGATCGTCCACATTCACAAATGCACAGCCATGTCTTTCGAGTGCCTTTCTTTCCTGCGTATTCAATAACAGTGAGGCGTCCGAAGACGTCCCCAACTAGGTTTGGGTATTCTCTAGCCATTGCTTGGGATCTCATCTTTTCCATCGACCCACGAACTACCGTCGTTGAGTACGTAGGTCACGGTTTCGTCTTCTTCGCTCGCGTCTACCTGAGTGCCGGGGACCAAAGATGGAATAAACAACTGAGCTGGACACCCTTCATCTTGCTCTGCCAGCGATAAAGGCTTGTTGTGCCTTGAGCAGTCCCATCCCGCATTGCCGTCCATGATAGGGGTGGAAAATAAGCATGTTCTGCAGTGGACTCTTGGCCATGCCTCCCCCCAGCATACCTCTGCCTGGCGGCAAAAAAGCCCACGAAAGTCATCGCGCTTGCTGCAAAGCCGACCGGGCGGCTCCGGCATGTTGATAATACGTTCGATCCTGGCGACTGCTCGCATAGCGTATTCCATGTCGAGCTCGACGCGTTCGAAATGCATGTCCTCGTCGTTTTTATTGGACATCATGTAGTAAACGCGATCGATGCCGAGACCGTACATGTAAAACTGGAATGTGGCGTAGTGCTTAGGCATCCCGATCTTGACGCCGTTCTTTTTCACCGGCTTGAAATACTCGTCTTTCGCTGACTTGCACTCGACGACATGGATAGCTTTCGGAGCCTCCAAAATGCCAAGCGCCTGCCCGTCGATCTTGCCGCGGAGATGACCGCCGACGGCTCGCACTCGATCCTGCTGGCCCCAGACTTCCACGCCGATCAGGCGCAACAGATCCAGAAGCCGTTCCTCCTCAATGTTGCCTCGTTCGAAGATGCGGCGCTTTTTCCATGTGATTACCTCTGGAATGGAAGCGCGGCGAAAAGCCAGCCAGATGGCGCGATCGCACTCCACGCCGATATCGCCCGCAGGCACGCCGACGGATTCCCAGTCGTCGCCTTGGGTTTCCAGCGAGTCCTGGATGGCGCGCTGGGTTGATGATGTTGGCTTGGGGATGGGTGCCATCTATGCAACGGCCACAGCAAACAACGGCGACGTCGAGAGCGCCGACTGGTGGCCGCGAACGTCATCCTTGCGGATGTATGTGGTCCACAATTCCCTCCCATCGCGGGTTATTGGGTGCATCTCCTGGATGTCAAACCTGACATCATCGATCTCATCTGCATCGATCTCAAAGTCATCTTTGTTGACCTCAGCCTCTATCTTCGCCTTCGCTGCATCAAGCGATTCGGCTTCGATTGTGCAACTGCTCCGACCTTGGAACGTGTAATCGACCATGAACTTTGCCATCGTCAAATCCTGACCGGCATAAGGACGGCCAACAGCCCCTCAGCCTTATCAGACGTGAAGACCGCCGGCGAGCCGCTATCAGCCAGCGCCAACCTGATATCGCCAGCCGGGAAGATGCCAACGAGTTCGGTGAGGTACGCCGCATTGAATCCGATATCGATCTTGTCTCCGTTATACGAGACGACGATTTCGTCAGATGCGCTGCCGCGCTCTGGGTTGCTGACATCCAACTTCCCTACGCCATCCGCTAAGGACAGGCGTACGGCTTTGCCGCGCTCGGAAGACACGGCAGCAACTCGGCCAGCAGCCTGGCGCATGTCATCGCTGCCAAACGTCACGATCTTGTCGTTGGCGGTCGGAATGACGCGCTGATAGTCCGGGAACGTGCCGTCGATCAGTTTCGATGTGAGGATGAAGTCGCCGGCCGAGATGCGGATCTTGGATTCGGAGACCGATACAGACACAACGCCCTTGGGAAGCAGGCCAACCGCCTTGCGGGGCACGATGACGCCGGTAAAGGCTGGAACGGCAGGGCCGGTGTGGCGAGATAGGCGGTGGCCGTCAGTCGACACGGCGACAACGGCGCCGTCATGAACGTGTAGGAACACGCCATTGAGGTAATAGCGCGTCTCTTCCGTGGACATCGCAAACGCAACCGGCGCAAACAGCGAGGCGAGGTCGATCTCGAATGATGCATCATATGCTTTATCGCCGAACGTGGGAAAGTCCGCCGCATCGAGTGTGGACAGCTTAAACACGCTACGCCCTGATTTTATCTGGAGGCGATCACCCTCAAGGCTGATGGAAATATCGCCACCGGCCTTCTTGGCGATATCGGCGAGCAACTTGGCGTCGACACAGACCGTGCCCGGCGTGGTAACGTCGGCCGGCGCAACATCGGTGGCGACGATATCAAGGTCGGTGCCGGTGACGTGCAGGCGGCCCTCTGCGGCGGAAAGCAGTACGTTGCCAAGGATGGGGATGGTGTTGCGGCTTTCGACGACGCGGCCGACGTTGGTCAGCACGCGCGCGAGGTCGGCCCGCTGGATGGTGAGTTTCATGGTGGTCTCCTCTTGGTGGTGGTGTGCCGCACGGTTGGTTGCCGTGCGGCGGTGGTGGTTAGGCTACAAAGCCTGCCGGCGTGATGTACTCGCCGTTGCGCATTTCATGAAAACTCCACGTCTTGCCAGGATGAGCAGCGACCCAGTCTGATACTGCCTGCTCAATGGCATTTCCCAGAGACCGGTGCGGCTTATCGTATTCTGCCCAGGGATCGTCTGGACCGTCCTCGCCAAAGCATTCTTCGTTGCGTTCGGTGAGATCTTCCATGATGCGCTCGGCGTATGCTTCACCGTCAACGTAGGCGGACATCACAGTCTTGTCGGCTTCGACGATGTAGAATGGCGCTCGGTCGTAATCGCCTGTGCCGACATGAATAGCCTCTTCTCTGCTATCGTATGGCCCGCTGAATATCTCCGCATCTTCGGAGTCCGACACCCACCATTTGAAATTCTTGTCGCTCATTGTCTCTCCTCTAGTGGTGGAATGGCGGGCCGCTGGTGACGACCCGCCTTGTTATGCTGTTACTTCCGAGCGCCCCAAGGTTTCGACCCAGCCGGCTTTGCTGCCGCTGCGGCCGACGATGCCTGGCGATTGTCATTTGCCGCGGGTGCGCGGTTGTCGTTGGCAGCAGCTGGCTCGTTGCGCTTCTTGCCCTGCGTGCCGTCGCCGATCACGCCGAGTTCCGGAACGGGCTCCTTGGCGCCTTCATGGGTGAAGAAGAACCGCTCAATCTGGTTCTTGTCCTTGTAGAAGGTGCCGTCCGGCTTTTTGTTGCCGATCTGGATGCCGATCTCGGCCGTGAACGACTTGAACAGCAGGTCATCCGTGTCGGTGTCGGCAGTGATTTCCTCGCCGACCGCATAGCCAAATCTGTCGAACATGGGCTTACCGTACTTGTAGGCACCGTGCTGGAAGCCGTCGGAGTGGACGATCGTCCAATAGGCCCAGAACTTGCGCTTGGCGAATTCGACGGGCTCGATCACCTCGAAAGTGATTTCAGCCTGCCAGCCCTTCTTGTCCTGCGTTTCGGTGAGGTTGATCGCCTCGGCCTGGAGCTGCGCATACATGTGCGGCAGGATGCCACCGCCGCCGCCCTGCTTCTCGGTGTTCTCGTAATCTGCTGCGTAGTTGTTGCCAATCTTGGCCATGCTAGTCTCCTTCTGTGGTGGTTAGTTGGTGGCGGCGTAGTAGCGCCAAGGCGTGGTTGCCTTTGGCGTTACCGATCGTTCGCGGATGACGGTCTGCAGCCAGACCGTGCCGCTGTTGCGTGTTGTGACGGGGAACCACGCGAACCAGCGTTCAGAGTGGAACATTAGGCGTCATCATCCTCTACCGAAGCCTCAACCGGCAAGGCGTTGCGCTGGAAATAGAAGTCCAGCACCTTGAACCCCTCGCCGCGCTTGAACGGCAGGGTGGCTTTCTCGATTCCGTAGCGATTCCCGGCGATGAATCCCGGCCGTTCCTGAACGGCAATCATCATCTCGCCGCTGCCCTCGCCTCGGTTGTTGGTCTTCTTGAAGCCGGCGTCTTCCTTCTTGATCGATGTGCGCTGATGCAAGAAGCCGATGAGGTCTGCAGCGTCCACGATGACGCCGACAGCATCGTCGCGAAGGTTCGGCATATAACGCGGGTAGCTGTCTGTCGTGACGCCCGGCACGGTCTTGGACTTCACATGCGAAATGATCACGACGTAGAAGCCGGCCTCCTTGAGGTCGAGCATCTTGCCGATGAACTCATGCCAGATGTCGAGCTCTGCAGCATAGCCTTTGCCGTAGCCTGGCTCTTCGATGTTCTTCCAGTTGTTGTCGGCGCAGACCTTCGCCCTGATCAGCTGCTCAAGGCCGTCGGCAGAGTCCAAGACATAGGTCTTACGGTCGTGCTCGTTGTCCGGATCGAGCAGCCAGTCAGCCTGATCCATGACGTCGGCGTAGCTTTCCGATACGCCGAATGACTTCATCACAACGCCAGCCGGCGCACGCTCACCCTTGCCGGTTCTGACGTACAGCGGGCCAGGAAATTCGCTGGCTAGCGTTGTCTTGCCGGATTTTGCGCCGGCGTAGATGACGACGAAGGCCGGGTCGGTCTCAATCGTGTCTAGGGGAGCTTCCCAATTCAGTGCCATTCACGTCTCTCCTAAATATAGCAAACTGCGATGATGAGCAGGACGGCCAGGATGACTGGCCACCAGCTGAACGGATCGGGCGGCCACATGCCGGCGTCATTGCCCATGTGTGTCGATCGCCTCGATGAGTTTGTTCGTGCCCCACACGCAAAGGGAGACGAATGCGATGCCAATAGCGGAAAGCGCGACAACTGGCGCGAAGACGCCAACGCCTACCGCAACGGCCGCTACTACGCCGGCGATAGCGGCCCGACGAAGCGTTGGCGCCTTGAAGACCGTTGGCTTTCCGGGCTTGCTGACGGGCGCGTCGATCGGCACGTAGTCCAGCGGCGTGCGGGTGAGCGGCGGGTCGTTCCAGGGTGATCTGGGCATCAGAACACACCGAGCCAGACGCCGAAGCCGTGGACGACTCCAACCGGTGCGACGACACAACCGAAGGCGAGCAGCACCCATGCGCTTGCCTTGATGCAGACAATGACGTGCGTGATCCAAGCCGCCATTGCGGCGAGTAAGGCACCGGCGGCGAGAAAGAATGCCAAAATTCCAGCTGCTATTTTCATAAAGTCTCCTCTTGCCGTGCGGTTGGTCGCCGCACGGCTTGCTGTGGTGGTGGCGTTGGTGGTGTTAGGCGGCGGCGCCGTACGGATATTCGACGAAGTGCTCGACGACATCCTTCGACTGCTTGAGCGGCATGCCAGTTACGGCACGCAGTTCCTTGATGGCATCGATTTTCTTGCCCTTGGCGGCAAGTCGCTGCCATTCGTGCTTGTAGGTCGGCGCCGCTTCCTGGCTGGTGGTGGTCAGGACATAGACGCCGAACTGCTGGCCCTTATGCTTACCGGCGAGGCGGCTGGCCTCTGCTTTGGCGGCCGATTCGGTGGCGTGCACAAACGGCCGGCTGGATGGCTTCGGCTGGCCGTCTTCGATGAGGGCGACGATGGCGGTGGGAGTCGGTGCGGCCGGCGCGGGAACGGCTTCCGAATGGTAGAAATAAAGCAGCCCAACAGGCGATTTCAATTCGAACCCATCGTCATCTGATTTTTCGACGCGATGGACCCCGCCGACCGGTAATTCATCTTCGTAATCGGTGTGAATGATTTTTACCCAGTCACCAGCCCTGAACTTGGCCGGCGCCGCGTTGTCGTTGCTTGCCGTGGTGGTTGGCTCGTCGATCCATTCGGCGACGATGTCGTTCGCAAGTTCCGTCGTTGTGTCATCCCGCGTGGACTGACGGCCTGTGTCTGTCCACACCGCAGACGACCAATTTCCTTTCTCGCCGAACGTAGTAGTTGACCCAGTCACGAACGCCGGCCCGACCTTGCGGCCGTCGCGCGTCTTGTAGAACTTGCCGGCCTCGAGTGCGAAGACGGGAAGCGGTTCGAAGCAGTCGATCGTGGCGCGCGTAAGGTTGCGCGGCGAGGCCATCGTTTCGTAATTGACCGGCGGATCGATATTTAGGAGGTACTCGCCGTTGTCGACCAACTTCCCGGACCAGGAGCTGATTGTGGCCGTCTTGCCGATCGCGCCGGTGGTGGATCTTGCGTCTTTGACGAGCCGTACGCGATCGCCGACCTTCGGCTGCCACGGCTGCCACGGCTGCTCGACGAGCTCGAATCGGTAGGCGCTCATGCCACCTTGGCTGCCGTAATCCATATCAACCGTGATGAACTCGCCATCGTACTGCCTCACGACATACTCATTGCCGGCAGTAACGCATTTGGTGTTGTCGTCGTTAACGCACTTAACCCGATCCCCAACCTTAAACTTTCCCATCATGCTGCTCCTCTCGTGGTGGTGGTTTTGCGGAGCTTGCGCTCCTTGGTGAAGTCGATGACGTTGTCGTCTTCGGCGCCCGAAATGGCTGCGGCGTCCGGCGGGGGGATTTCGTCGTCATCGACCGCCTGCAGTTCCCATTCGTGGAACTGCAGAACATCCAGCGTCGGGCTGACGCGAATAATAACGATGCTCCCCATGAACCCGATGACGATACCGAAAACGTTGGTGTTCATCCTGTGCTCGACGACGTCGCCGATCTCAATGCAGTCGCAATCAGGGCAACTCATGCCGCCACCTGCAGATCTGCCAGGCCGGCGATCAGAAGCTCGCGCTCGGACGGCGCGACTTCGGCGATGTCGAGCGTTGGAATGCGCTGCACCGATACTGGCATGATGCCGCTCGTCGTCGAGCAGCCGCCGTTGGACGGCACCATCCTGGTGACGGCGCGCGGGTTGTTGTCGTTCGCCGCGGCGATCGGAGAGTTCTGGTAATGTCCGAGGCCGTACTCGCGCCGCAGGCGCTGGTAACAGGTCATCGGCTTGATGTTGTATCTGGCTGCTATGGCGGCAACGGTCTCGCCGTTAAGTCTGCGCGCATGCATATCGGCCAGCATAGCGCTGGTAATCATGGTCATGTCGTCTCCTCTGTGGTGGGATTGGCAGGCGGTGAACTTGCCAATTGATGGTCATAATGTTATCGATTTACAAATTTGTCAAAGTATGGCGGCTATTATGTCTTCACGCGGCACCCCCTCCAGAACGCGCTTCGCGCAGATGCTTGCGGCCGAGCAAATCAAGCGCGGCCAGACAGATCGCGAGGTGGCGGAAAACCATGGCTGGCTGCAGCAGACGTTCAGCCGGTGGAAGCTCGGAAGCCTGCCGCGGCAGCATATGTTCGCGTCGATCGCCAGCTTCCTGGAAACAGATGAGAACGCTGTGCGGGAGATGGTCGAGGAAGCGCAGGAAAGCGCCGCATCGACGAAGCTGCCAAACGTGGCCGCATTCAACGCTGCCCGGGTCTATGGTCGCGTGACCGACCGCAAGGACGGGAAGTATGTCTTTGACGCGTTCAACAAAGGCCGCAAGCGCATTCCTGACGGACGCTACGCCATCTTGATCGACACGAAAATCATGGAGCCGGCGCTGCCGGTCGGCACCAGGGCGTGGCTGGATCCGGCAATCTGGCCGTCGCCAGGCAATGAAGTGCTGGCCCACGCCAAGGGCGGAGCCGCGTGGATCGGCCGGCTCGTTGGTGTGTCCGGCACGTCCGCCGAGATCGAGCGCGGCGGATCGACGATGACGGTGCGTGATGTTGAAGGCGTGCATGTCATCGTCCTTTCCGAGCGCGTTGCGCGAATTAATGCTTGACAAATTTGTAGAGTGTTTGGTAGACACAATACGCTGCTGTGGTGGCAGTAAGGAAATCCGGGTTCTGACGAGCGTCAGCTAGTCTCCTCCCCGAGATAGTACGAACCTTCATCCCTGAGCCGCTAAGCGGGTGGTGCCGGCCTTCGGGTCGGCTCAGAGGATGGGGTTAAGCAAAAAAGCGCCAGCCGGCGGTTAGCCAGCGGCGCTTTTCTTATGTCGGCTTTTCATTGATGCTTCTCATGGCGTGATCCCCTCGAATTGGTGCTCCTATAAAAAGGAAAAGCCGCCTCGGTGGGCGGCTCATCTTCTTCTGGGCGGGTCGCGGCCTTTCGCCGCTACTCTTCTTCTGTCGTGGTCTTTCTTAAGTGGCCGCATTGTCGTCATTCTCCAAATGGGGGTTGTCGAGAATAATGTTTTGTCCGTTGGCGCTTTTGCCCTGCCTCCGGTTGTACTTTGCTTTTTAACTCGCCTACAATCTTCTGCCTTCGATCACTGCCAGCATCGAAACCTCCTTTGCTGACCCTGTCTGCGGCGCCCTGTTTCGTTTGCGTGATTATGAATGCCATGACTCAATTGATTGTGCAAGTGCTTTCTATTGCATAAATCGGTCAATTGTGCTAAGCGGTTGATAATTCGGAGATTTTTTTATGACGAAATTAACTGAGAAACTTCATAAGCAATCCAAGGCCGTGGGCGTTACCCAGGCGACGATCGCTCGCGAGCTGAATATCACACAACAGGCGGTCAACAACCTATTCAACGGGCGCGCGGCGTCCTCGATGTATTGGCGCGAGATCGCCGGCATGCTGCAGATCCCCGAAGACGAGATGCGCGAGCTGATGATAGACGCCGGCCGCGACCCAGAGAAGAACACCAAGCTGCCGACCGCGCCGCCGCATCGAACCGTTGATGCGGCGGCCGCCTTTCCTGAGGATGAACCAGTGTTAGCTAATGCCAAAGTCATTGATTTAGTTCCGGTAACGAGGCCCGGCAAGATGATTCCAGTGCTCGGTGAGGTCGTCGGCGGCGACGATGGCGAATACATCTTCAACGGCCAGGTCCAGGATTATGTCGCCTGCCCGCCATCACTGGTGAACGTTCCGAACGCCTATAGTGTCTATGTCGATGGCGAGTCGATGGCGCCACGGTATCGGCCTGGCGAAGTAGTATATGTGCACCCCGGCCGCCCTCCTCGGCGCGGTGATGATGTCATCGTGCAAATCCACGGCAAGGACGACAGCCAGCCGCCGCGCGGCTTCATCAAGGAATTCGTGGGCTGGGCCGGTGAGAAGCTTGTGTTGCAACAATACAATCCTCAGAAGCGAATCGAATTCAGCCGACAAGCAGTTGTGAGCATTCACCCGATCGTTTTGTCCGGAAAATACATTTGAGCCACAACCATAGTTGACTTGCTTATAATAATCGCTTATACAACTCCTCACCGCCGCATTTTACCGGGCGGGCACCACGTTGAGGAGACTTGCGATGTTGAACAGAAGAGTTCTTGAGACCGACGACGACTATTCCCCGGCAGGCTGCGCCGCCGGTAGCGCGGAGCCGATCCGCAAAGCAGACCATCGTGCCAAGAAGCATCCCCGCCCCGCGCCGCGCAACTTAGTTTGCCGCGGCCGCCTTGCGTCGCGCCACCAGAAGCCTGGTCGCGTGTTCGCCGAGATGGAGGTGGAGTGATGGACAACTCTGGCTTTTCCATTCGCGATTTCATCAAAGACCTGATCGGCGCCCTTTCGGCCGTCTCGTTCGTCGCAGCCGTTTCGATCTGGCTGCCGTATGTCGTGCAGCACCACTAACCCACACCACATCACGCTAGAGGAGACTGAAACAATGAAATTCGACATTTTGAACAGATTCAGCGGAGAAGTGCAGGTCTCTGCCGAGATCGATTGCGACGCAAATGCCCTTCCGTCCGTGAAGCTTGGCCTCGCGGTCAAATGGGCGATCAAGGAAAAGGCCGACCTGTACGGCGCCGACCTGCGCAGCGCCGACCTGTACGGCGCCGACCTGCGCAGCGCCGACCTGCGCAGCGCCGACCTGTACGGCGCCAACCTGCGCAGCGCCAACCTGTACGGCGCCGACCTGTACGGCGCCGACCTGCGCAGCGCCGACCTGTACGGCGCCGACCTGTACGGCGCCAACCTGCGCAGCGCCAACCTGTACGGCGCCGACCTGGGCGAGGCGAAAAACGCTGAGCTACCGATCGCGCAAACTCGCATCTTGCCGGAAGGCAGCATCATCGGATGGAAGAAGTGCCAGAAAGGCGTCATCGTCAAGTTGCGTATTCCCGAGGAAGCAAAACGGTCCCATGCATTCGGCCGCAAGTGCCGCGCTGAATTCGCCGATGTGATCGAAGTAATCGGCGGCAATGTCGGCATCAGCATGCACGATTACAGCACCGAGTACCGCGCCGGCCAGCGCGTGCTGCCTGACAAATTTGACGAGAACTGGATGGAGGAATGCGCCGCAGGCATTCATTTCTTCATCACCCGCATAGAAGCCGAGAACTACTAATTCAAATTGCCCGACGGGCAATGGGCGCGGTCGGTGATGATGGCTGCAACTTTCGTTTCCGTACCGCGCCCCAACCAATTCACCAACCACCACAAAGGAGACCAAGCATGACCACCAAGAGAAGACAGGCACCAGCCAACAGCAACCGCCTGCAGCCGACACGGCCAAGCAATTACGAGTTCATGCCTTACACCGGAACCGGCACTGAGGTCGTCGACGATCTCACCATTGGCGCGGCGCCCAGTTGGCGCCTGCTGCAAATCGCGCGCTGGCATGATGCAAAGCACGCCGGCCGCAACGGGCGGATAGCCAATACGCTGCGCCACGTGGCTGGGCGGCAGGATGATGCGAGGGCTGCGGCGCAGGCGGTGGCGGCATAATGGCAAACACGGCATGGCGAAACGAAAAGCGAAGGCTGCGGGAGGCGGAGCGAGAAGCTGCCGAAGTGGCTGCCGCTGAGGAACGCAGCGACCGTCGCGAACATCTATGGAACGTGCCCGAGCGCGCTCGGGACGCCTACATAGACATGGAAGACAGCTTCGGCCCTGAAACGGTGCTGGAATTCATGAAGGCAATGTATCCGGAGGCCGAGGCATGACCCGCCAGCCAGCGAACGACAACCAGCCCCGCCTGATGGGAAGAAAGGATGCCGCAGCTTACTGCGGCATCGCCGAATCGACCTTCTCGCTTTGGGTGGCGACCCATAAGATGCCGCCGTGCATCCCTGGCACCCGCAAGTGGGACCGTCGGGCGATAGACGCTAAGCTTGACGAGATCAGCGGCCTCGGCGTCAATGACAACGAAGACCCTTATGAGAAGTGGATGCGTGAAAATGCGGGTTAAGCTGAAGGGGCTCGCCAAGGTCAAGAAGGCCCTGGCCGACGGCAGGACGGTCTATTACTGCTATGCCTGGCGCGGCGGGCCGCTCCTGAAGCACAAAGACGGCTCGCCGATCCAGCCTGGCGACCCGCTTCTCGTTAAGGCATTCACCGATGCTACGAAGGATCGACACGTCGATCCGACGGAGACGCTGAACGCAATCATTACCGAATACCGCGCGTCAACCGACTTCATGTCGCTCGCCGACAAGACGCGCAAGGAATACGATCGCTACATCGACAAGATCCGCGACAAGTTCGGCAAAACACCCTTTTTCATGCTCGAGGATCCTCGATACCGAGGAGAGCTCAAAAAATGGCGCGACACCATGGCCGACAAGCCACGCACCGCCGATTACGCATGGACGACGCTTGCCAGGCTGCTTTCGTTCGGCAGGGACCGCGGGAAGCTGAAAATAAATATCGCCGAAAAAGGCGGCAGGCTCTACGAATCGGATCGCGCCGAGAAAATCTGGACCGACGAACTCCTGGAGAGGATTTTGGCAGTCCTTGACCAACGGATGCGCGCTGCCGTGACCATGGCCCTGTGGACCGGCCAGCGGAAGGCTGACATTCTGAAGGCACCGCTGACAGACTACGACGGCCAACACATCAAGGTGAAGCAGAACAAGCGCGGCGCCCGCGTGAAGATCCGCGCCGGCAAGCCGCTCAAAGACGCGCTCGACGAACTGCTGCGCGATCGGCCAGCCGCGAAGGGCAACGTCAAGTCCGCCACCCTCCTCACCAGTTCGTATGGCACGCCGTGGACGTCTGACGGTTTCGACACCGCCTGGCAGCGCGGCATGAAGAAGGCGAAGATCGAGGACGATCTCACATTCCACGACCTGCGCGGCACGGCGGTCACGCGGCTGGCGATTGCCGGCTGCTCGATCCCGCAAATCGCATCGATAACCGGTCACAGCTTGCGCGACGTCGAATCGATCCTCGATGCGCACTATCTGGGCGGCAAAATCGAACTTGCCGAGCAGGCCATCGACAAGCTCGAAGCATTTCAGGAATCCAAGAAGTAG